ACCATCAGAGAATGAACCCTGACCGAATGGGTAAACAAGGAATACAGCGAAAGCAGCAGATACTGGTGCAGAATATGCAACACAGATCCAAGGGCGCATGCCTAGTCGATAACTAAGTTCCCATTGGCGTCCCATGTAAGCTGAGATACCGATGAGAAAGTGGAACACAACGAGTTGATATGGTCCTCCGTTATAGAGCCATTCATCGATGGTTGCAGCTTCCCAGATTGGGTAGAAGTGAAGACCGATTGCGTTTGACGACGGTACAACGGCTCCTGAGATGATGTTGTTTCCATACATGAAAGAACCAGCTACTGGCTCACGGATTCCGTCGATATCGACTGGAGGGGCAGCTATGAAAGCGATGACGAAACAAGTTGCTGCGGCAAGTAGACAAGGAACCATTAAGACTCCGAACCAACCAACGTAAATACGATTGTTAGTAGATGTTGTCCACTCACAGAACTCGTCCCAACCTTTCAACAAACTGCCGCTTCTTGTTAAAGAAGAAGAAGTCATTTAAGTAATAGTACGATTTTGTGAACTTGTATGACGAGAGACTTAGCCCCATGGTCTCGGTTTGAGGCAGGGAAATACCCAGACCTAATGTTAGCAATTCGGCACATTATCTGTATTAATGATTTATATAAGCTCTTCTTCTCTATTTGAAATATCGCTATTTTAAAGTGAGGAGGCTATTAATTTATGGCAAAGAAAATAAGATATGCAGGGGAGGTTTTCGAAGGCTACAACAAGCCTAAGAAGACTAAAGGAGGTAAAAAGAAATTTGCAGTTTTAGTAAAAGATGGAGGAAAAGACAAAATAGTGCGTTTCGGTGATCCGAATATGCAGCACTTCAAAGAAGGCTCAAAAGGCAAAAGTGGTCACGGAGATAAAAAACGAAGAGCTAATTTCAAGAGTCGCCACAACTGCGACCAAAAGAAAGATAAAACTACACCAGGGTACTGGTCTTGTAATTGGAGTTGGTAGCATGTCTGACGGAACAGCTAAAAAAAGAGATCCTAGAAAGTGGGCAGAAGCAAAAGCTCGTGCTCGCAAAAAGATGGGAGGTCACAGTGCTAGAGCAATGCAACTGGCGACTAAGTACTACAAAGATGCAGGGGGTACCTACGAAGGTAAGAAATCTAAAAACAACAAATTATCTAAATGGAGTAAAGAAGATTGGCAGACTAAAGAAGAATACGAAAAGAAAAAGAAATGACTTGGTCAAGGATTAGCGACGAAGACCGACAAATCGCAACCAACATCTACAACGAAATAAAGATTGGTCGTATTTCAACTCGTCAAGTTTATGATGCTGTCCAAGCAGGTCAAATACCTTCAGGGGCAGCAGCTTTATTGGCGGATGGAATTGATTTTTCAACGTTCAAAGCTGATGACTTAATGGAGTCTTACAAAGCTGAAGCAATGAAAATTTACCAAGGAATGTAAATGGCTGATCGAGCAAGAGAAAAAGGTCGTACAGAAAGGTACCTACCTAAAAAGGCTTGGGCTTCTATGACCAAGGAAGAGCGAACTGCAACAGACGAAAAGAAGAAAAGAGCTACTAAGGGTAAACCAGTCAATACTCAAGTTCCAAATACCGAGAAAGCCAAAGAAGCTCGTAAAAGGGCTACTGAATATAAAAAATCAAAAGGCTAGCGTCTATATAGCTGTCTTTCTGACTCCACACCTTTCAACATAAAATTCATATTGATAACCATTCTGGAGTGATGATGTTCAGGATCATGAGAGCAGTGCATTAAACTTCCAGGAAATAAAACAATACGACCTTTCTTAGGCTCAACATTTACTTCTTTATCATCCCAATCAACAATAGTGGTCACACCATCACTGTCATTGACGTAGTACAACATATTTTGATGAGGAAAATCATAGTCAGTATGCATCCTATGTTGTGTACTTTTATTCTTCATATTCATCGTATGCAGGAATAATCCAATCCTGAACCTCATCACTTCTGATACGTTTGTATCAAATACCGTATAAACAGTTTGCATCAATATTGGCAACGTTAGGTAATACAATGACGGATTATTTATATGTCCACTATTTCCACCATCAAAGATAGGAGCCGACATGCCTTGATATCTATCGTGTTCTCCTCCGTTGTACCAAGCCATGTTAGGAGCGGTAGCAATGGCGTGAACAGCATCCTGCAAAGCAGGGCATACTAAATCATCTTTAACAATGATTTGATTGTGTAAATCCAATATTTTAAGTCACAAAAAAGCCACCACCATCTTAAATGGCAGTGGCTAAATGTAAAGCTATTTAAGCTTCAGATACTAACACTTTGCTACGAAGAGCGTCAGGTGTTGCTTGGCTTAAAATTTGCCATGCTGCCTGAGGATTCTTGTCACTCATAGCAGAGAAGTTAGACCAAAAATCCTCTCCTCCTGTAGGAGCCTGAACGCCAGGTTGAGGCATATCTAACTGAGGTCTACGAAATTCTGGTGCTGGAGCTTGAGGAGCTGGAGCCTGAGGAGCTGGAGCTTGAGGAGCTGGAGCTGCTTGTGGCACTGGAGCTGCCTGAGTCTGACCAAAACGAGCTTCGTTAGCCGCTACTTCAGCAGCTAGCCTGTCTTGAGCTAGTTCAACAGGATGAGGACCTTGAGGACCAAAGAATTCGTTGACGTAAGAAGATAGCATGTCGGGATTAGTCAACATGGTGTGGTAAGCAGCGTTGTCTTCTGCTGCTGCGTCGACAACCTTCTTAGCTCCAGCAATATTCTGAGTTAATGTCTCTACTTGCTTAAGAGCATCTGCAGCAGTTTGAGTTTGCTTCAACAAAGCATCTTCTACTACACAAGAATATCTATTTAATAGAGCTGGTGCTTCTGCTCCGAAATGATTTAATACTTCAAGACTTTCTTGGCTTACGTTGGCGAGATACTCGTCGCTTCCTGTTTGATTCGCTACGCTCGGCGAGCTCTGTGTCTGTGGCTGCTGTGTCTGGGAATACTCCTGCGTTGCTTGGGGCACGTAAGTCTGCATCCCCGAAACTGATGGAGCTGCCTGATACGTTGGAGCCTGAGACTGGTAGCTTGGCTGTTGTGTTGGTGCCTGTGGGGTCGGTGTCGAGTAAGCTGCCTGGGGTTGGGAGTTCTGCGTTCCGCTCAAACTGTCGCTGAGACTCTTGAACGCCTCCTGCCATGGATTCGCCTCCTGCACTGGTGCCTGAGCCTGCACCTGCTGTTCCACCTGAGGGGCTACCGTCTGTGGTGAGGGAGCCGAAGCTGTCTGGTATGAAACTTGGGCGGTCTGGGCTGGTGCTTGTTGGTAAGCCACGGGCGGCACGGGTGCGCTCGATGGTATCGAGTTCTGCTGGGTCGCCGGAGCCTGTGTCATCTGTGTATTGTCCACTGTAAGTTAGTTCTCGTTTAAGGAATTCTATTGCCCTATAGACATAGGGTGTTAAATCTAGTTTAGGGTCTGCCAATAAAGGAAGATCCGGTGCCTGGGGATGAGGCGTTTGTCGCATGTCATTTATAAGCGACAAGAAAGTCCCAATACTGCTTTGAGTAGCTTGAGCCATTCTGAATGGATAGCCACTAAGCATTGCACTTCGCTCCTCATCTGTTTTATCAGGGAAGAGATACCTAAGGGCCTCGACGCTATTAACGCCTAATTCCTGTAGGTTTCTGACGACAATACTTGAATTCAGTATATCGTCTGTTCCGTCCTCGAAGACTGGACCCTTCCATCTCCACTCAACTTTTCTGTTGCCATCAGGAATAAGACCAACCACTCCAGGTGGTAAATTCCTGTCCTGCACTGCTGTTTGAATGGCTAAATCTAGTTCTGCTTCAAATACCTTACGTTGTTCACCGAATACATTAACAGCTAAGACATAGTCTTGTTCTTCTGCAAAATCTTCCTTAATAGGAACAATTGGAGTTTCTAATCCAATAGCTAATGCAAATGAATCCCTGAAAATCTTCTCTTCGTGGTAAATAATTAAAGAGAATAACTTAGACAATCCATAAGTTAAAAGACCTCTACACCTACGAGTAGCTGTTGTAGCAGCACGTCCGTAAAGGGATTTAATTTCATAAGCAGTAGCTCCTGAACTAATACCTAGTTCATCTACCCCTCCTAAAGCTGTCCTTAGTTCCTCTCTATATTGTCTTGCATACAAATTTTGATCGCCTGAGACAGCATCTGGGGTTAAGTAAACAGCCCTATCAGTTGGCTCAACGTTCGCAATAATACGAGGAACTTTTCCTGACCCTCCTGAACCCCCAGGATCGCTATTCCTTGTCGAAGGTCTAGCTGCAGAAGAGAAGCCAGCCTGAGAGCTGATAGTAGGTCTTAGACTGTCTTCCCCTGCGGATTCAACTAAGTCATGTTTTGGACGACTAGAAACAAGAGTCGGATTACCAAAGAAAGTAATATTAGTTCTGATATTTTTAACTAAATCGTCATGTAAAACGATTTGATCTGCCAACCAATCAAAGTCACCTGTTGAATCCATACCTGTGGATTTCATCGTATTAAACGATTCCACTGCAGGGACAAATCCTAAGCTATTGGTTAGTGTTCGAGTCGTTGTCGGAGAATAAGAGAAGTTATTGATAGCACCTGCTTCGAAAGAAGGCTTCTCTGATGTAATAGATTCTTTAATAGTGTCTCGTCTTACTCTGAGTTTGACGTATTTTTTACTTCCTCCATCCATCCCTGGTATAGCTAAAGCTCCTATTCCTGAGCGAACGTTAAAAGAATAAATTAATTCAACTTCTTCTAATTCAGACTGTGCATCGTAATAAGCTCGGTAATTATCCTTGCTAAACCACATCAAACGATAAGTGTCGTTAATAGGGCGAAAATAAAATAATCCTTTTCCATCGATCAAGAAATCATCTACGATTCCTTCCAAACGACTGTCTATTTCATTCTCTTCAACCAATTGATTGAGGAAAAGCCTTCTAAAACCAAAAGTATCTTGAGTAGGGAAAAACTCTATTCCTTGACGAAGCATGAATAGCTTCATCTGGGCTAGATGGCTATTAACCACCATCGTATCGGTACCGCCACTGCCATCCCTCTTGCGTGCAGTTTCCAGTATTTGACGATAACGTTCGTTGTTTGGATTACTCATTTTATAATTTTATCTCCATTCTATTTGAGCACCGCCACGTTTCATCAGACCTTGTACAACCATATTCAAAGAATCAGCACAATCGTCATGTGAAGCATGACCAAAGTTAATCACTTCATCAGTCATGCAGGAGAAATCTCGATATTTGTTAAAAATAATCTTTTTACCTTGAAAAAGACCGATAATCCCTCTAAGGCGTGCAAGCTTGTCACCTCGAAAACCTTTGACAGGACTAATACTTAAATTATAGAGCTGCCATTCGTTAAACAACATTCTCTTTAAATCTCCTTCAAAACTTTTTTGATATGCGACGACTTCAGGCCATATAACTACAGGCGAATCAGTTCTAAAAAATTGTCCATCATCATTCATTCTTAAAAGATTCCATTCCACTAGTAATTCACATAAAGCTTCTACTTTTTCAATGTTTCCCATCGAACGCATTCTTTTGTAATCAATGATATAAACCTTGTCACCTACTCTCCCTGCCAAGGTAAACACTGTCCAATCATTGCGTTCTGACATCCCTGCAGACAAGTCAATTCCAACTCCAACAATGTCGTAATCGTCAGGAACCTCACCTTTTACAAATAATTCAGGAGATATTCCTAATTCTGTAGTTTTGATTGGCCTGTTTAAATACTGATAAGAAAAAGAAGTTCGATCTTCTCCTTGCAGTTTTAAAAGATATTTAATCGACCACATCTTGGGCCAATAAGATTTAGGATTGCCACTATCGTCGTAAGACAAAGCTCCTTGTGTTATAACTTTCCAGCCTCGCTTCTCACAAAACGTAGTTGTAAATAAATCATCAAAATGGAATCTAGTACCTAGAGCTATTGCACGAGCACCTTGGAACATGGTGGGAACAATAACGTTGTTCCAGTTAGTTTCCATCTCTCTCCTGATATCTGGATTAGCGATAGCTGCAGCACTTTTGATTGCGTCATCAACGATGATCAAAGAGCTTCTTTTAGATGTAATAGTTCCTTTTAGTCCCGCACAAGCAACTGTAAAAGCATCTTCTCCTCTTATATCTATCTCTGCAAACTCAAAATCAATAGACCATAATTCATCGCTTGTTCGGTGTTTAGATAAACGAACAGTTGGAAAAATTTCCTGATATTCCTTATTGCAAATTAAGTTCTTTATCGCAGCACTTTTATTTCTTGCAACATCAACGTTATAAGAAACATATAGTGTTCTGAGTAATTTCTTTTTCTCTGCATGACGTCCTATTAACCATGCAACCAACATTCCTATAACAGTCGATTTAGCACTTCCTCTTGGGCTTAATAAACAGGTATTAGGGCCGGCTACATCTAATAAATGCTCATTACTTTCTCCTGTTAGAAAAGCGTTATGCCATTCTTTCATGTGCTTAGCGGCTGGCTTGCCCATGAGTTCACAAAAATATGCAAAACTCTTGCGTGCTTTTACAACATGAGGAGGAGTAATTACAACTTTAGGTTCAGTCGTGATGGACTGAGCAGCTAGCTGTGCGCTACGTCTACGAGCTAAAGATATGGAAACATTTGACATGCCTCAAGTCTAGACATTATTCACTATTTCTACTACATAAGAATAATTTTTTCTTGCTTTCTCCAGCCCTTTCTTTCTACCCAATCTTGGAATTCCGCCTTAGCTTCTGGGGTTAGATACCCAAAGAATCTATTCAATGCATGCTTTAGGGCATAATTTTTATCTTCGAATTTCTCCAGTTCTAGACCACCATGCAAGGCACAGCATGCATCTAGGAGATCGTACATGGGTACTGACTTCTCAACGTTTTGTTGTTCCCTATTCATAAATAGTGATAAACTTAATTACTGCTTATTGTTCACTATACATCGAATTTTATAGACCAGGGAGGCGTGTTAGGAGGATTGAGTCGAGTAGGCATTAAATTATAAGCAATGCTAATCCTGTTAACGTCCGTTTTGTTGATATTCGGTTGATGAAGTAGGTGACTTGGAAATAATATTACATCTCCTACCTCAGTAGGGATATTGGCGTCTTCGTGCCAACGATGACGTACTAATAAATCATAAGAAGATTCTCCAGTCTGATCGGCAGGGCAAAGCCTTGACTCATCTCTAAAATCAATAGACATATCTTTTCCTTCCAAATAGACAACGCAAGACATAAAAGATTCTGCATGTCCATGGTAGTAAAATCCTTTTTGGCCTGGTGATTGATTGTTGATCCAACCAGAAACAATTTTCCATTCACCTATGCGATCATGTTTTTGTGGTGAACGCATATGTCGCAATCTAGGGGTACCGCCTGGGCAATAAGGACTAACACTCGAAAGCACTTCTTCTTGTAGGGGGAGAAATTCTGGATGATCCAAAATTTCGTTATAAGTATGATTAGGTCCTCCTTTTTTCTTATGTTTCACGACATCTTCAATGATCTGAAGATCTATCCGAAATTTAAAAATACGAGTAGGAAATAGATCTATTACACCATCAAGATCAGCCATGCTTTACCTTTTCCACTATTTGATCAATCACATTCACATCTAATCCAAGAAAAGGAGGAATGATTCCTAATATACGCAGTAGACCATCTAAAAACAAGGCTAAACAAGTAAAACCAAGAATCATGCTAATAATTGTTGCATTTCGATTATGCTGCTTCATCGAGGCTTCATCTATAGCTTTAGCTTTCGCTACGGCATCAGCCAACATAATATCTACTTCTGCTTTCGTATAACAAACGTCTGGTAAAATCTCTCTGATTTTTTCCTCAGTCATTGAATTGTTGTTTAGGTGAATACTACCGTTCTTCTATCAATGCCGCCCATACGGATTCATAGGCAAGGTCAAGAGCATTAATAACGTCATCATTGCCCTTAAATATTGATCTTAACTCACGCATGACTTTATCAGCACCTGCCAATATTAAACCTCTTCTATCTATACTCTTAGTCATCTTTTCTGTTTCAACAATATGACCTCGTAATTCTTTAGATAAATGAGCTATACGAGTAGCTGCTGCGTCAGGTTTAACTAAATCAGCTTGTACTTGTTGTCTAAGAAAATCAACGTCAGCTTCTAATTTAACGGTCTCTGCAAGAAGGATCTCTCTTCTATTGAGTTTTGGGTAATTTTTAGTCACCCATTTTTCTAATAAGTTAAATCCTAACTCATACCCAATAACTCTTGCGTAGAGCCATATTTCGTAAATCGAATAAGTATTCTCGACATACGCTAAAAAAGCCTCTCGGCGATCATTATCTAAAGCTGTTAAAAACGATTGAATCTCAGGAAAATCTACCTTCACAATTAACCGAAAAATCTAGACCCTGCGCCTCTTATAGCACCTCTAGCATCAGCACGCATTTTTCTTTGTCCTCTAAATGCGTCTCTTTGTGTTTTACGTTCTTGATCTCCTTTTGTTTGAGTTAATAGTCTGTCTTGAAGTCCTTGCTCTCTCCTGCTCAACCTATCTTCCTTACCTTTTGCTTTAGTTCCTAAACGATCTTGTATTCCTTGTGCTCCAAGAGTCATCCTATTCTGAGATCCTTCTTCCATCATGCTTAGGCGTGACTCGTCTCCCAACACTCGAGCAGTTCTACGCTCCTGGTCTCCTTCTTCTCCTATCTGTCTACTTCCAATATTGCCTGATAAATTAGTTAGGTCTTTAGTTATATTACCTTCCATCCCCATCAAAATGGCAGTATTACCAGTAGTAAGTTGCTGCATTCCTTTTTCATAATCTAAGTTCTGACCTAATTGAGCCTTTCTATATGTCAGGTCTTGTCCCATATCCATGTAGTTTTTATATGCTCCCATTAAGCTTCCAGAAGTAAAACCTCCAATTGTTTTATTAGTAGGATTCAAGATAGCCCAATTAATAAGCCCACCCATTCCTTTTTCTACTAATTTTCCTTCAGTAGTTACGGCTGGGTTCGTAGGATTTGACTTTCCAAATTTATTCCAAAAATCAGTTAAAGACTGATTGTTAGACGAAGAGTCGGTATTAATAGTTGATGACATGAATATTGATACTAGGTATTACTATGATAAGCCAAAGCTGTCTGTGTCGTTTTGATTTTTCTTCCTATCCCAAGAAGGTTGATCTGAGATAGTTGGTTCTTCTTTTTTGGTTCCCTGTTGAGCTTTTGATCTTTCTAAAGCCTCTGTTCGTGATTTATTGCCAATCTCTTGTTGTTCGGTAGTTTTAGTATCTTCACCCGCTGTTAACTCAGCTTTCTTTTGGTTTCTAGCCTCATCGAAATAATTAATAGCAGATCTAACCCCTTCTAAGTCTTGCTCACCTTTAGATGATGATTGAGTCTCTTTTTGTTGGTTTTCAGCTCTTTTTCTTTCTCCTGTCTCACGAGATGCTTTATACATAGACGCCAACCTTTCTGAGGCTGTCATTCTTTGAGCAGGGATACTTTCTGGTAGCTGATTATCGTTTACGACAGACTGAGACCCATTATCAGCCATGGCTTGTATGCCATTAGTAAATTCGGATTGATTAGGGTTCTGAGAAGGTATAGGAGCTCTTTGAACGTCACCATACTGAACAGTGCTTGTGTCCTGAGCGTAAGGATTGTATTTATCTTGAGAATCCTTAGGAGAGTTGGATAATGCTAACTCTAGATTTGCTAGTTGAGGATTGTCGCCTGCAAAACGTTCCATGTTCTTACTTAGATAACAGTAGACCTAGACCAAACATTAAGTCTGTCCCTAGCTGCTGTTTTAGTTGAGGGTTTAGAATTTGCTCTTTATATGCCTTATATTGTTGTGCTGCGGCATACCCATCGTCTTGAGCTCTTCTAGTTCCTATGCTTACCTCGTTGTCGGCAGTCAGTCCTCCTGGTCCTAGATTTGATATCTGCTGTTTTTGATTCAGTAAATTTGGAACCATTAAGTTTATATCTTTTAATTTCTGATTTCTATTCGCGTCTAAAAACTGGTCAGCTACATTTATCCCCTGAGTAGCGGCTACAGCAGAAGGCCCTTGCTCTTGTATTTTTATTTGGTTATCAGCAAATTGTCCTTGCGCTTTGATGTTATTGAAATGACTCTCGATATCTTGTTCTGAGACCTTGCCCATCTTTAAAAGAGCAGCATACTCACTTGGTGAGTAAACCTTCTTAGCATTTAACTTGAAAGACATTTAAATAAGCTACCAACCTTTATTAATAATAGCTCTCTTAGAGAGTGCTAAAATCGAAGTTCTGTGCTGCAGGGATAAGTGGCTGTTTCAGGTCAAACATTATGGCTTCTTCCATGGCAGTGTCTAAATTTATATTGGTAGATAATTCATTAACTTCTTTTAATAACTCACTAGTATCTTTTTGCAGTAAATCATTTTGTTCCAAGTTTTGTAAAATATTCTTTTGACTGCCGGTTACTTTTGTAGGCTTTCCACTGATATTTGTTAGTGTCGATTTCAGGGCTTCGTTTTGAGCATCTCTTGTTCCAGCCATTGGAATCATGGAAGGAGTTGCTAATTGACGACTACCTCTCAAGTTTGAGAAAGCGGTAAGCTTGTCAGCAAGAGTAGATTTCTGTCTAAGTTCTGCTTCTTTAAGAGAATTTTTGCTTGCTATTTCTTGACGTTCTATAGCACCTGCTTCCATTAATGCTCTAATTGCTAACTCATTCGAATATTTCTGATTATTTTTCTCGACATCTAACATTGCCTCTACAGCCGTATCCCCAGAAGCAATAGTGCTTAAAGCCCTGGTAGACGGATTTGCAGTTCGAGCCCCAACACTAGCTAAGTATTGTTGAGACGCACTAGGGGTAAAGTCCAGTCCTCTAAAAGCCATTTAGGTTATCTCCTAGCTAAAGAACTTTCAATCAATGCATTAGCCACGCTAGCAGCCGTTTGATTAGCATTCAGTGCTGCTTGCAATTCGTTTTGTCTTGATATTTCATCTAACATTCTACCTTGACGATAATCACGAACATATCCATCAGGAAGTAGAACTTCAGCTAATCCTCTAGCGGCATTTTGTCCTAAGCCTGAACCTATGAAAGCACCTCCAAGACCACCTGCAAGTGTTCCGAAAGGACCAAACGCTGATCCTGCAGCACCACCACCTAAAATAGCTCCTAGCAATCCTCCTCCAGCTCTACCAGTTCCTTCTGCTAAATTGACAACCATAGGATCGTTTTTATCAGCTAACTCGGCTAACGCATCGGCAACTAATAATACTCCTCCTAGTTTTCCTACACCTCCAATCCTTGGAATTTTTAATTGATTCATCCCCTTAGGCATGACCAATTTCCCAGTAGCAGGATTAAATCCCATTCCAGCTTTCTGTGCTGCGGCTACATCTACATTGCCCAGTATTAAGCTATTTCCTTTTAAGGCGTTTTGGAACTGATTACTAAAGGCTAATCGATTCATAGGTCCTGCTTGACCTCCTTTCATTCCGAATACACCCTTTGATGCATAAGGTTGATTTGCTTGGATTGCCTTGTTAACTGCTTTATTGGCAGCATCATCAAGACCACTGGATGTAACGGTAACGTTTCTATTTCTATTTACATTAAATGGCTGACTTCTATTTGTACGACCAACAGGCTCAATAATAGTTCCTGAATCGTAAGACTGAGTAATCGGAATTGTAGGTGACTGACCGCCGATATTAACCGCCGCCAATAATTTCTGCAATAAATTCTCTTCCAAAATTAGTCACACGAATCCTATAACTAGATTCTAATGACTATCAGGAATTGACGTTTCAATCTTGCATATAACTCAATTTCTCTGGTTCAACCCATGGAACCATATGAGCCATATTTTCCGTGTCCATGTTCAGTTTTTTGCATCGGAAAAAATTAGGGGCATTTTCTCGATTATCTACGCATTCAATCGATGCATGAACGTAGTCTGCATTATGTCTCTTCTCAGGTCTTTCTCTCCATTTGCCGTTTACCTTTTCATACCGCTTCTCGTCAAAAGGAACATCATACTTTTCTATGTACTGCCAAACATCGTCATGAGTCCAATCACGTAATGGATATAAGAAAGCAGGTCCTTCAGGTAATGTCCTTGCTTCCACCCTTGTACCAGCATCCCCTCCAAGGATCGGATCTGAATCACAGCGTTTATGTCCAATCCATATTGCATTAAATATTGGTACTTCTATCTTCTCTTGCGTTGGTCTATTCAAAATATCTAAAGCCGTTACGAAAGGTAAATCATCTACAGGTTCTGTGATACCTGTCGGACACGTTAAAACAGTATTGTTTATCTTGTAATAATTTTGCACTTCAAATTCATCCCCACTACGTTGCATCGCCGTGGCGAAAGGGTGCCAAGTGTGAATTAATAACCCCCAGTCTCGAATGATTTGATCATGAAATTCATATTTAAAAGGTTGCCATAATTCTCTAAAAAATATGACAGGTACACGAATACCATGACGTCTAAGTAAATGTAATAACACCATGCTGTCTTTTCCTCCAGACCATGCAACCATGGTTGAAAAGAAATGATTTACTGATGTATCGATAATCTGATCTGTACGTTCTAACTTCGTAAGCAAATGCGTATCCCCAATACGCTTCTCAATATACCTTAAATTAACGCAGCGCCAATAGTTACCCCAGCTCCAATGATTGCAGAATTTCTTGCTGCTTTAGCTTGCTTAGAGGCAGCTTCTCTAATAGCGTCAGCTTGAATCTGGGCTGCTTCCTCTGCTGCTTTAATTCCAAGTAGATCTCCTGCGAAAGCCATATTCTTCTGAGCATCCGATGTTATAGGACCTAGTCCTACTTCTAATCCTTCTTCTCCTCCGCTCATATCAAATCCTTTTCCTACTGAATAAGCAAATGGATCATCTTTTTTGGACTTGAAGAAACCTTTAGAATTTTCAAAATCCATTGAAAACTGATCAGGATTCGGTCCAGAAAAATCACCACCATCCTTTCCGTAGTTGCCGAAATCTTTAATAGTCCAAATTGAATTAGGGTCTGTTTTAATTTCCATTATTTAAAACCAGCTTGTGTTTAAACGACCGCCCAAGATTGAGTCGACTGTTGGTTGACTTTGTACTTGACGATAGATAGGGGATTCGTTTACACCCATATCAGTATCCCAATAGCTCCAAGTCTCATTACCTCCAGTAATTGCAGGATCTTCATACATTGGGTAGTCATAGTCACTATTAGCATAGATGTTGCTGGCTTGATTAGCGTTATATGATTTGATACCTGCCCCTGCTAATGCTCCAACACCTCCAATAAGTGAATTAAAAAATGCACCGCTAGCTAATTTATCTGCTGCGTCCGTTCTCGCTTCACCAGTTATCTCAGCTAAGTTTGTATTAGCTTTGGCAGCCAACATTTGCCTTGCAAGTTGTGTTCCCATATTTTCGTCGTAAGCACCAGACATAAGCTTCATAGCTTCGTCATCACTTCTTATTGAGGCAAAGGGTTTAATTCTGTTAAGCATCTACTTCCTCTGGTGTCTTCAAAGACCTTCTTAAAGATTCTAAAGCCTGTCCAAGAACAGCAGTACTTGCTAATCCTCCAGAACCGTATTGCACTGCAGATAAGAAGGCTTCTCTTTCATTAGCAGCTTTTCTTGCTTCATTTATTGCTTTCATCTCTGGAATGTTTTCCTGTAAACGAGCCTTTCTTCTTAGCTCTGCTTTTCCTTTAGCTCCTTCGAAATATTTATCTTCTGCTTTGTATTGTCCTAATTTATAAGCTAATTTATCAAACTCTTCTTCTTTAGCTGCTAGACGACTTTGAATACCTTGTTGTTTAGAAATACCCCCTCTCGGTGCAAGTAATCTCTTTCCTCCTCTTCTTAAGCCATAGCCTGTGCCAACCGCTGCTGCTACCGCTGGCAAGACACCTGTCGCTATAGGGATGCTTTTGCCCATGAAGTTAACTTCAGGGCCTTGAATACCATCTACGGTACCTTTCAAAGCACCTAGAAGATTAAAGTCTCCATCGAAAGGATTTAAGTCTGTTTTTTGGTCAAAGGTATAAGCTTTATATCGTCTATATTCTTCAGGAGAAACGTCTGGTCTTTCCTTAGAAAATTCACTATAGGGAAGGAGTCTGCCTGAGCGTCCTAGGAAGTATCTACTTAATAATTCAGCAGCAGGAGCATCACTCTTACGAGGATCATCTTCACTTGGAATAATTGCTTTATAGCCTGGTTGACGTCCAATATTTCCGACAGCGATAGAAGTTCCTATTACAGCAGGCATGGTTGCAGCCAATCTGTATCCCCTCGTAGGTAATAATCTTGATTTAATTGTTTTTTCTTTTCCTACTGGGATGTCAGGCATCATGTCTGTTAAAGGCTTCTCACCCATATGCATACCTTGCAAGGAGCCTAAGGTTGCCACAGCCTGAGGTGCATTTAAGAACCACCAAATAGTTCTCAATCCGTCCGTCATAACATCGCCAGCCGCTATACCTGAAGCCTGCAACATACGTGCTCGACGTCCTAGCTTTGTACGATCACTAGGAACGGCATCTTCTGCGACTTGGGGCAATCCAAATCTAGATGTCTTAGCAACGGTGTAACCAGGATCAACAGTTTCTCTAGCTATTCGAGGATCTAAGTCTCTTTGAACCCTGTATTCTTCTTTTTGAACTTCTGACATTCCCCCTAGAGGAACGGAAGAAATAGCATTAGCAATTTTTCTCTGCCAATTAGGGGCAGTTTCCATGCGACGTTGGAAATCATTACCCCATGCAGTAGCTCCTACATCCGAAGGAAGTGCTCGTCTTAATGCGTCTAGAGCTGAAGAGCTCATAAACATATCTTCGATAGGATCTGCCCTGACAATATCTTCAGGATTGAAGAACCTAGGGTTAGATCTAAACCCTTCTTCGAATATCCTCAAGCCATCTTGAGGTCTACGTCCTAATCCTTCAACCATAATTATCCATAAGGTTAGGAGACAGTCCCGCACCTTCTAAAACAATCTTCAGCAAAGCATCGCTGCGCTCTCGTTCTTCTTGTCTTATCTGTGCTCTTAGAAGTTCTTCTCCTTCTAGCTGTGCTGTCTCATAAGCCTTATTAGTTAATGGTCTTGGAGCAAGCATTCTGGCAGGAGCACCAACAGTGAAGTCACCTGCAGTTTGGAGCAAGCCGAGTGCCTGTCCACCCGAAGGCAATTTTAGTAATTTTTTACCAAGTCCTATACCTGCAGACTGACCAACCAAAGAAGCAAGAGTACCAATAGTGGCCTCTTCTCCTGCTATCCCTAGTCTGTCCATTGCACTTGTTCCTTCTGGAGCCGTAGCAGCCATTAATGCAGGGAAGACCAATACATCAGGTCCCCACCAAACAGCAGTCATCAAGGCTCTCTCCATTGGAGTACCTTTTGGAATCAACTCTTTTCCAAGCTTGCCAGCATTTCTAGCCAACATACCAGCCCCTTGTTTAATAAAGGGCAGCATTTTTGCTCCTGCTAAAGGTATGCTCATGCGTATGGCCCCATAGGTCCGTACTGACCTCTTTGATATTGCTCCATCCACCTTGCTAAGAATTCCTTAGCGGCTGGGTCAGAGGCAGGATTATTAGCTAAATTATCAAATTCTCTTTTATTAGGTCCTGCAAACTGTTGAAACGCACCTTCTTCATAACCACCTTTTACGGATGTCTCGTCTCTAGCCTTCTTTTGTGCGATAGCACGGTCAATCGCATTATTAGTCGTACCTAAGTGATCAGTAAGATTATGCGCCACGCTAAGAAGATACCCTTTATTACATATAATAACTGCTATTGAACAGTGATAGATCCTTTCATGCTGGAGTGGTTTTGACAGATGTAATAGTAATCACCAGTTTCCTTGAAAGAAACCATCAACTTATCGGTGTCAACTGCTGTATTGTTATTGTCTATGCGTGCCCAACCAGGATTAGTTAGACCTGCACCTGTTGTTGCTCCACTGATATTTCCTTTTTTGATGACAAAAGGATGAGTAGAACCAGATTGGTTTTCGATAATTAAAAGCTGTCCAGCAGATAACGTTAAATTCGGGTTAGCTTGATCCGTGAGGCCACTACCATTAAATACAAACTGACCACTATCTGCGGTTACAACGTAAGAGTCTAAAGCGTCAGCAGTGATATCTCCTACTATTACCCACTTGTCGGTCGATATGTTGAATAAATTAACTTTTGAATAAGCAAATGTATTTCTGTAGGTACCAGTCGAAGACGTGTTAGATGAAGAAGAGAACAGGTTGACTCCACTAGCTACTAAAGTTATTTGATTAGAAGCACCTGATACAAGAGTTATTTGACTTCCCTGCCTAAATGATCCTGAAGACAAAGTAAATGTGGTATCAACAGTATCAGCAATTAAATAACTTTCTTCGTCATCAGGAGTCAGACTATAAGCTGCATCGCTGATTGTCTTAAATTCAGGAGTAGGTAGTACTTTGGTAATACCTTCTATCTTGCGTGCTGCATATAACTTGAATTGAGCAGGATCATACTCTACTTCTAAAAATCTATTAGGCATGTCTACAAAGAATTGTTAATTTTAGTTTACTTAGAAATAACGTTCTTATAAAAATTAGCCTTTCTCACCATCTTGTCAGAATATTCGTCTTTATTTTTTAAAATCTTATTAGCAAATTCCAAGCGAGCTTCAGGAGTATCGTCATATCCAGCCTTAGTTGCAGCAGCAGTAAAGGTTCCTCCTGTACCGCCTTTGCTCATAGGCTTATCCATTTTTTTAAAAGCTTTTTTCAGCTCTTCTCCAGCTTTTCTACTTTTTGTCATGCTTTAAATCTAGCCATATCAGCTAAAACTTGATTTCTCATTCTGATACCGAAATCAGAATCTGTAGTAATACTAGTTTTTTCTCCGTCACGACCATAGGTAGCACCTCTATTCAATCCTCTATTAGGATCAGGGCCACCAGCTATGTTAAAAGATCCTGAATATAAGGATTGCAAGTTAGATGGAACAGAGAATGACATTGCGAATTTCCTTGAGCGAGGGGAGGAGCTAGAGCTAACGGGTCCTCGAGATCCATCGCTTCTTTCACCTACTCCATGAGTGTTGTAACTATTTTTTCTACTGTGATTGCTATAACCAAAACCTTCTGCACTAGTAGGGTGTTGTCCTTGAGTAGGGCTAAATCTTGCTGTAATGCCCCTTGCCATTTGACCAAGATGGAAACCTAATCCGGGACCACGACTAGCGGCATTTGCTTCTGCTCTAGCTTTTCTTGCAGCATTAACTGCTGCTCCGCCTGAACCCATTTTGTTACCACCTCCCCACTTCTTCCAACTACCTAATCCATGATCATAATCTTTGAAAGTTTCTTTGAAATCCGAAAAATCTTTGTCGGTAGCAACGCGACTCAGTCTTATAGCGTTGGCAATAATCTTTTCGGTGTCGTAATTGCCTTTACTATTAGCCTCTGCTATTTGATTAGCGTATCTATTTTCGTAATCAGCTATCGAATACGTCATTTCTTCTGCCTTTGGTAAGCTTGTGCCAACTCTTTAGCGTGCTTGCACTTAGGACAATCAGTTTTGTTAGCCATTTTGTTCTTTTAGAATTCCGACAAGGAGCTCTTTAAGCATTTCTTTGTCTATAGGAGCACCAGGTTGATCTTCTTCGTAGAAGTCTTGCTGCCTACCTGACATGTTAGGAACACCTACGGCATTTAAATTATTAGCCAAGAAAGGAGCAAGATTAGCACCAGCAATTCCTCCTCCAGCCCCAGCTAAAGCGAGTGAGACAACGTTTGGAGCTACTGCGGTAACTGGGGTTTGAAGATTTGTTGGTATCTTTCTTTTTAGATTGGTTCTTAATTGCCTATATTGTGGAGCTCTAATTCTTCTGTTGATATTTGCCGCACCTAATACACCAGCTCCTGCTCCTAACGCAGCCATGATGGACTCAAGAATCATTCGACCATCAGATTTTTGTAGCTGATTCTCTTGTAAAACATTACCGTAAGCGGATGCACCACCATGCAATGCCATACTCGCAGGTACAGCAATAGCAGGTTGAGATATCTGTCGTAGAAGTAATCTATTCATCTACTAATTCTATAGCCTGAAATTTATTAGTTTTATAAACATACTCATGGATCAGCCATGTATGCGTGTTAAAAATTAAAGTTGATAAAATTACGACTCCAACAGGGTCGAAACCTCTCTTATCAGTGATAGCACCAAGAACAGCATATCCTTGAGCTGTATGCTCCCTCATCTTTTCAGGAGTAATTTCAATTAAATGTTTTTTTCTTGCCATTAACGACCTCTGATACGACGTAGTTTTTGAACAAAGTCCATATCTGAATATTTGTTCAGTAATTCATCAACTTTTGCTTGCCTAACCAAATCAACGTATTCATTGGTTGTAGGTCTCATTCCTGCTGGGACGTTGGCCTGACTTACCGAAGGTTTCCTATTTATATTTGCGTCCGGGCTGGGGTTTACAGGAGCGTTCTGGGCTTCAGGAGTGTACAGATTAGGGGCTCCTGCGGCTCTAGCGTCTCTGACTATTTGAAGCATGCGTTCTTTGAGTCCCATCTTGTCTCTGAACGCATCTCGTTCTAGAGGAAAACGATCTGTCGCTAAAGGAGAGAAGTTCACTCTTTCTGCACTTCCAAGCATTCGATCTATATCTCTTCCTTCTTGTAACTGATCAAGTAAGTCTTGTAAAGGATTGCCAGTAATAGTAACCATTGGTTTTCCTTTTTGGTATTGCTTAGCTGGCTTTGTAACTTGCATCAAGCGTTTTTGCATGTCACCCAAGATTGGATCTTGCAATTTGAAGTTTGAAACTAATTGCATACCAGTTATATCTTCTAATAAGTTATTAATTGTGAGATATCCTTGATTAGTTATGCGACTAGTTCCAAGTCTTACTGTTGTTTCTCCATCTGACTGACCACGTCCCAAAGGAATTACTCTTTCGTCGTTTAAAAAGAATTGATTAGGAGAATTTTCATATTTACCGGCTCTCACATCCAAATTTGAGCTTGGAATAGATACTACAGGAGCTAAATTTCCACGAATTATCGCATTAATTGCTTCTCCTAATGTTTGTGCTTGACTTTGAGGTCTACCACTAGTCCTGTCTGGGACAAAATAAGACAAACCATATTTCTCAGCAATATCAATCGGTAGTCTTGCACTTGGATCAAGCAATTCCAACCTGACTGCTGTTGGGTTAAAGCGTCTTGTTCCTTTTTGACCAACAGTATATGTAGAAGGCTGCCTGACACCAGTACCCTCGGCAACCATCATTTTTTGTCTGCGTGTTTCTTCAGGCGTTGACCCGAGCGGTTCGATTGTCTGAGTTTGCAGATCGTAGAATTCGCCAGCCGGAGCCATCAAAGCAGGTACAACATAAGGACCAACCGCAGTCCGTGACTGTTTTAGCTTGTCATTAGGGGCTACTCCTATTTTTGCAAGTTGATCATAGTCTTGAACCATCTGAACAGTGGGAACTTCCTTGAATTTCTCGGAATCAGCTCTTAAATATTTCCCTTCAGGGTCGTCATAAGAAGTCGCCACTCCTGACTCAGGACCAATCTCTCCAGATCTACCTAATCTTGCTAAGACACCTTCGGGGCGCGTTGATGGATCTTGTATAACTCTTTGATTATCTAATAAATAGTTAACTCCTTCTCCACTTAATTCGGGCATTGCAGACTTTAACTGCTGTGAACGAGTTTCTGCAGGTCCTACTTGTCTTCCTTCTGCAGCAGATGGACCGTAATCCCAGTTTGCATACCTTTTTATTAGTTCTTCTTGTGGTTTTAAGTCTGTTTTTTGTTGCAAAGTCTCTTTACGCACGTCTCTCAGAGCTTTTTCCATTCTTGGATCCCTCTGAGTAGGGTATTTTGCTTGTGTTTCTGAGAAAAAGTCTTTAGTAGGTACAGGTTCCTTGTCAGGTCTGTAAACACCAACCATTTTGTAAGGCATTTGCTTGCCTGTTCTGCCAGAGTATTCGCCTGTGTCTGGAAAATTTCCCCTTGGAGGGACAGATGGAGAAATTTCGTCAGTTTTTCTAGCAGGGATTGGTGTTAAAACGCCGCCTGCCGTGTTGTTTTCTTTATTAGGTTGAATAATACGACCACCCGCACCCCTGTTTGGAGTAAATGCAAAATCTCCAGAAGGTGTTGCACGAGTTTTCTCAGGCATTACATAAGTGCCTGTGTCTGGATTTATAGTTCTACGAGTATTTTCGGGTTGCTGTTGTTGTGGAGAACCAAATATTAAGCCTTGCCTACCTCTTTTTTCTACTTCGGCTAAATTCTCTGCTGCAGTTTGTCCTCTATACGGCGCGGCGCTTTCTTCTACTAGCTTTTGCAGGCGTTTGAGTTGATCTCCTTCGGGGCGACGTCTGTCGTCTTTGTCATCCCAGAACCTAAAGTTGCCGATACCGCCAAGCATCCTATTTATACGAGTTATATCTGTATTACAAGTCTACCGAGTCGTTAAAGGCGTTAGCCCTGGTTTTCTGATGTTAAGCGGCGGATAAGCGCTTCGTAGCTCTTTATCGCGTTTTCTCCTCATGAAGCGTTTTAACTCCCCTTAAGAGGGCCTCGCGGGAAAATCTCGAAAAATGTTGCTCAGCGAGATATACATCAAACACCCTCGCCTAGTTGAAGCACCGCTCAAACAAAAAAAAGAAGGGCATATGTAATGAAGCGACGCAGCAAATGTTAAACAGCAGAAGACTTATGTTAGTTAATTGTTTAACAACAGAAGAACTATCTGACTACGTTTAATGTTTAGCTGCGGAAGTTTGCGTTGCGACGTGTTACGCGACCGCGTTCAAGGGTGCAATCCATAGTTATCTTTTGCATAATCTATTGTTTCCCTTACGAGCCTGAGTTAGCAACAGTTATCCCACGCATCCCCGCATACATAGCGCATTTATCGCACTGCCCCTTCTTCGCTCTCTCGAGGGCGTCAAACCCTGTGACACTAGGCTAACACGTACCCAGTTGCTAACCGCTGCGCTCGTTTCACTCGCTTGCTTATAATGATTCACTCCAAATTGCTACGCAATTGAGTTCACTTTTCCCATGGCTCCCCATGCGCTCGCTAATGCTCGCTTTGTGTTCGCATTTTGAGTTACCTGTTTACATTGTGACGATCACGCCTACTGTTTAGTAGATTAGTTGACAAATATAGCTACTTTGTGGAGATAATGCAAGTTTTGATGTTAGTGCGATGTTAATGCAGTAATTCAACAATGCATTATGTCTATCCAAGTTAAGAGTATTACAACTAGCACCGCTAAGTATGTATACAGCTTGAACAAGGAATTTAAGACTTGCGTGATCACTTACCTGCCTAAGGCTAAGAATCCACGCAATAAGGTGTATGCTCAGTGCTCGCTGTTGATGTCCCTTGAAACAGCCAAAGAGCACTGGAAGAAGACCCAGACCTTGGCTGGTCATCCCAGATACACCACTAAGAAGGTCAAGAAACTCCCTGCCGCTAGGTAGGGTTTTTTATTGGACTAATTCAACAATGCATTATGAAATCATCTTCGATTCTCTATCCTATTTGTGTTTTTTGTTTCTCTTGGGGAACAATCATGTTAGTAAACCAGCTTGTGACTGGCTTGTCTGCCTCTACTCAAATGCAATGCGCTGGAGCGGAGTATTTGAGAGGCGATCAACGCGCTCAAAAGCTGGCTTTAGTTGAGTTTTGCCGCGATAATGGTTACTACGTTGGTAAGCATTTGCAGCAAGAGCAATAACCCAAAGCCCCTGTCTAGGTCGTCCTGGATGGGGGTTTTTTAATGTAGTAACTCAACAATGCATTATGAATGAGTTGTGGGCAGTCATCCTAGATAGGAAGTTTTCTAGCTTCCATCGATCTAGAGAGGATGCAGAGTCTGAAGCATTCTTGCTTGAGGTCGTCCTGTGCGAACCTAATAAACCTAGTCATATCGTTGACTACGTTCAGTTATCTGCTTAAGTACATCAGTACTACCCCTTATCCACTACGTTCCCCTCGGTCGGTCTGGTCTTCAGGTCGGTCGGGGGAATTTTTAGTGCAGTAACTCAACACTGCATTATTCTCTCTATCCACCACCATGGTTAACGATTTAATTACTGAGTATCTTGCTCAAGAGGATCACGCTTTGTTTTCCCTTCTTAGAGCCACTAGTAATTATGCGGCAAGTCTTGGTACCACTGACGAGTTTAACTACAGGTCGACTGTAGCCCTCCGAGCTCGTTCCTTCGGTATCGACCCAGCCGCCTTCCTCGATTAGGTCAGCCTATCCCATGTATCCCCTGCCAGTTCTAGCTGGTGGGGGTCTTTTTATTGCAGTAATTCAACACTGCATTGTTCTCTATCTCCACCTAAAAATGGTTGCAACTCCAACTAAAACTCCTGCAAAAGCATCCGCCAAGGCTGCTACTCCAGAGCGTATCGATGATGACGTCGTTATTGTCGGTCTGCTCAAGAACACACAGGAGTTTATTGGGCAAGGTGAAAACGCTAAGCGTCAAGCCAAAGGCTTCCTTAGCTGCAGTTCTACTGACACCTTCAATGATCAGAAGATCAACATCGACTTACCTGTCGACAACTTTATTGCTAGTGACAACGGTGTTCCATTAGCCCAAGAGTTGCTTGATTTACAAGCCAAGCACTCAGAAAAAGGCCAGTGGGTCAAAGTTGCCTTAAAAGGCTTCTGGGTTCCTTCTTCTAGCCCACAGTTAATGGGAGGCTACATGAAGGCTCAGTACAAGGCTCTTAGAGTTAAGAGTTACAAGATCATCAGATCTAGTCTTGACAAGCCTGTCACTAAGTAACTTACTTGCCACCTAGCTTCGGCTGGGTGGCTTTTTTATTGCTCCAACTCAACATTGGTCATGAGGTACAACGACATAACTGGTCAGCCACAGCCTGGTCAGTCCACTGAAACTTTTATTCCTTTTGGTTGCATATCAGCCAAAGAAGCTTTATTACTCATAGATGCTATGCAACGATCTAATGCGAGAGGATTAGAACGTGTACATGCTGAGATGATTAGAGCTGTTGAATGTTATTTCGATCATACGGATAATAAGGTTCGTGAACTTGACAACTGTGAAACCAAGCTCAAGCAGTACGCTAAGCAACAACAGAAGGTGAAATCATGAGTGACCGACGTGGTCTCGAAGGTCTTCCTAAGAAGATCAACCCTGCTAAGACTGAATGGATAGGCACTCACCTAACTACCAGTCTTTACGAGGAAGAAGAGATTCCAGACAGAGAAGGCTATGCCGCAAGCTGTCTAATGGAAGACGATACTCTTGATGAATCCCACATATAGATACACAGCTCCACCTTCGGGTGGGGCTTTTTTATTGCACTAACTCAACAGTGCGTCCTCCTACTTACTATTCAAATGACACCACCTAACTCAAAGTGGGACATTGCACCTGTTCAGCCCGGTGAACTGGTTGACTATGACCCAACTAACCACGACACTAGTAATAAGTACGAAAATTTCAAAGAATCCTTCTTAAATTTCTCTACTCAATTCCTTTTTGTCTGTTATTTCATGGCTCGCTTCACTCAAGAACTTTGCCATAAGCTTTTACCTCCTATTGTTCGCTTCCTCTGGCAGATCAAGAAGCTAGCAGCTAGGTATGAATCTTGGGCAAAGAAGAACAAGCCATTTATGCAAATTATTGAATATCTATACAGTTTTAGAAGAGAAGACTATTGGGTCGGAAAGACCAAGACTGGACGATTACAGAAGCCTGATGGCACCTTCCTCAAGAAGACTAAACCCTAAGCCCCGTATGCCACTTCAGGTTGATAACTGCCTGACATTGTATATTCAGGTTCACTATTCTCAGGAGACATAGCATTGAAAGTCTTCTGTAAAGACGGTATCAACTTGTCACTCCTAAAGCTTCGACGCAGGCTATCCAAGTTACCATCCTTCAAACCTTTTTTCAGGTCAAGATCAAATAATTCTCCTGCAAATCTTAGGTCGTCCATTCTTTATCCTCTCTTACTTGACAAATCCGAACAGTCTCCTGCTGAGATATATAGGCAGAAGAGTGAGTATTCCCATGAGCCTCCATGGAATACAAGATCTTTCTTGCCATGTCACATTCAGCAGGAGTTGGATTTTTAATCATACTAAAGTGTTTGCTCTGTCAACAATTTGCTGCTCTGTGCTTTCTACGTAAGCCATAAGATCAAGTAGTCCTGAGCCTGCTGCAGTCAAAGCGGAACCTCCCGCTACACCAGCTACACCTGCTCTTGCTACTTGTGCTTGTCTAAATGATGCTGTCCTCTGATCTGGAGATCCTCCCATAAATGTCAAGGCGTCACCCACTGCTCCTGCTATATCTGCTCTTGTATTAGGCATTCCACCTAAAGCCGCTTGTATAGCAGTTCTGTCTCCTGGCTGTACTTGAGATAATACTGCCTTGGCATCTGCTGAGAAAGCGTCTGGATTAGTAATCATCCGAACAGGATTCCTACTCTGTCTTGCAACAATCGCTTCTGCAAGGCGTTGTTTATCCTGTTCTCCTATTAACTCATCTGTAGCAGCCTGAATCCGAGCATTCGTTCTGTTGGCACCAAAGTTGCTAACGTTTGCACCTGCTTCACGCAAAGCTTGAGCTATTGAAGCATCAGCCTGACCAACAGAAGGCACAGCATTCTGAGCAGCTAAATACCTTTTATTAATAGCTTGCTGTAATTGGTTAAGTCGAGTCTGTGGATTGATGTTCACGCCTTAAAAATTCTATCAATACATCTATATTAGGTGTATTTTTTTGGTGATCTAATTCAACAATGCATTTTATGTATTATTGCGTAGATCTTCTGTTCACAACTACCAAACACCTATGACCCTACACTTGGGTACTAAATCGTTCTCGTTCTTCATCAGACCAGACGTATTTAATAAGACTGGTTTAATATCAGTCGGTTTCTGCCGTAACAGGCACACCAAAGCCTGCATGGAAGATCACATCACTCTTGGTGCAAGATCTGACACGCTTGCTGAATTCGTTGCCAACGAAGATCCAACAAACACTTGTTCTGTTGACGGCAAGACATACTCAGCCAAGTCAATTGGTTGGGGTCGTGATGAACATGGTAATCCACAGAAGATTACATACTCAGCCGAGGAGATTGCAGCGAGAGCCAAGCTACGTGCTATCAACAAAGCCGAGGAAGAACTCAGGCGTCAGAAATTAGATCTCGAGATCAACAATGTTGACGCTGACTCCGAGATTGTAGTTGACACCTTTTCTACACCCGCGTAACTAACCGCGTAACTAGATGATGCTGGCGTTGTCGTTCTGCTGACATGACAGCGCCAGCTCTACCCAATCCTTGATTTCTGCGGCATCATTCGCAAGCAGCATATTTAATTATGAATATAAATGAATTTAGTCCTGTTGCGGATAGTCCACGCAGTCAACACCTGCTTGAACTTATTGATGCCATCAAACAATCTCAAGCAACTTTACGATCTTCGGGAGACTCAAAGAATCAAGGAAAGATTGACACACTCATTAACACAATCAACAGGAAACTTTATGCATCCTGAAGATCGGTATAGAATCAACCCCTTTCGTGGCGACTTCAAACGCCTATTTATTCATGACCTCAAAACAGACCTCGCCTGGGTCGAAGACTTCGACTGTGAAATCGACGCAGGAAACCACTGCCTCAACATCTATTCCAGTGAGTACTTCGAAGGTACTCTCGAAAGATCTAAGGCACCGAATCAGCTCATTCGACTTAGCTCTTCAACATCAGAGCTCACTCAAAGACCTAGACCAAGCAATAGTTGATCTAGAGAGTGAAGATCCTGTTAAGAACCAAGAAGCTGTCAGCAAGATTGAGGTGTACTTAGCTGATAAAGAGAACTTCGAGAACAAGGCTACAGACCTTCTCAACTTCTCGTTTGCTTTGATAGCTATGGCTAATGCAAAGAAAGCAGAAGCAGACAGGCTGAAGAAACTAGCTATCCCAGAGCTAGCTAAAGCTTATCGATTACAGCAGCTAGTAATCAGATTATTCAGGACAATCATTAACGATGACAACAAACTGACTAATTACAGATTGCCTATGCATACAATCAAATCCATGATTACTTCGTCAGTACATGTGGATGAGTACCTTTGCGATCCCGATAGTTTGCCAGATGAATTCAAAAGAACCAAAACAACGGTAAACAAACAATCACTCAAAGAGGCTTTCAAAGCATCTATCAAGAACAAGACAAAATCTCCATCATATGAAGGAGTTGAATTCATCCAAGAGCGCCAATGGAGAGTTGAATGAGTGACAAGTATGACTTCTTTGCCTCTACAAGCAAAGGAGCCAGTGAAGTAACTCTTACTCCAGTCTCCCCAGAGGCTATGAAGTTCATCCCTGAACTATTCCCTGATTTGAAACTCGGTCAGTCTGTGGTTTACAGCCTACGTGACCTGTATCAAATCGTTGACCTGTTTATTCCACCGCATTTTTCTATCAAATGGTTACCACCACTCCGACCTCCGTCTTCATCTTCACCTCGAACCCCCAGCTCAGCGCCAAGCCAGCTCAGAGGCAAGACGGCATCCACTATGCCTATTACAACGCCCCAGCAAAAAACGGAGGAGGGGGAGAATGCTCCGTCAGCTTCCCCGAAAGCGTCAAAGACCATGTCAAGGTTGGGCAACCCTTCAGTGTTGACGGCACACCCATCGCAGGACTTGGATACACCACTCGCATCCAATACGATGAGAGATACAAGTGTTCCATGCTCATATTTGACTACATCAAACAAGAAAGCCACCAAGAGGTGGAAGAAAGTGCTCCGTTCATATCAACACCTTTCCCTACCGAGGGATGGGGAGATGCAGACGGTATCACTGCAACTGCCCAGCCAGTAAGGAACGGTATTCCTAGAGCTGGAGTCAGAGCACCGCAAGCCAGAAGAAATGCAGCTCGCAGTGAAACAGAACACGCTAAACGTGTACGTGAAGCTGGTGATCGTTTAAACCCACGATTCAAAGAGCTTCTTGACGAGTACATCAACGGTCAAGTCTATGCCGCAGGCAAACTTGGATGCAGAGAACCTATCCGTCAAGACACAATTCAGAAACATGTTACTTCAGTAGGTATTGCTTACGTTGACTATCTCAAGTCACAAGTGCAAACTGAAAACATCATTGAAGATTAACTGATGACAAGTCACAAAGTTTTTGAATTTTCCTTGCTTTTTAGTAAAAAATGGCCTTTTATTCGAACTTCTACCAAAACATTGGTGGAATATGACAATACTTGGCCTATCAAAAGTGACTATCCACCCCCATTCACCCTCGATTCCTACAACATCCAGTGTCAAGATGAAACATTTAACACAACCACGGTACACAACGTCATTTGTGAAGACTCTGAACCCCAAAGTACAGTTTTTGTTGACTGAGATTGCCAAAGACAGTCAATACGACGAAGCACAAGTGCTTGAGAAACTGGTGGGCAAGATGGAAAAATACGTTGCCAACGGAGGCAGCATTAAAGATTCAGTTAAAGATATCTTCGCTGGCATAGGTGCTGAATTATGACTCGTGCCAAACACACTACATCCCTCCTTCGGGAGGGGCTTGGGGTCAAAGTCGCTATCGATGACACCGAGTTTCATGCTTGGATTCCTTGCAAGAATCCTTCCGAACAATGGTCAATGGATCCTAGGATTCGTTCCTATCTTTTCATTAAAGGAAAAGGAGGAAACATGAAAATATTAAAACTATCAGAAGCTTGTACAGAGATCCAATGTATCCAAGCTATGAGTACAGATAAGTCAGTTGTCGTTCAATCTTTAGTTCCATGAAACAACAACAAATCAAATTTCTCATCAAGCCAGATGGCACAGTTGACGAGGAAGTTATTGGTGTTACTTGCAATGAATGCACAGCAATTACCAAGCATGTAGAAGCTAACCTAGGCACCATAACTAAGGTGACTTATAAGCCTGATTACTATGCACCTTGTGAGATTCGAACCGTCACTCAACACGAGTCAGAGTCTCTCGTCGACTGAGCTATTGATCATAGCTGGTACATAAAAACTCAACATTTCTTTATCTTATGAGCTTCATAGACTACATAGGATTCTTTTCTTTATTCATTATTCTTTATGGCATCCAGAGAAAAGCAATCCATCGACGTAACAACAGGAGAACATCAAATGCCAGTCATTGCTGACCAGCTACTACCTAGAGATGCTACTCAGTTAGATGAAGTAGATCAGTATCTAGAGTGTGCTACGGATTGTGCTATCAACGACAAGGATTGCAAAGATGCCTGCTTAGAAGAAATGAAAGACGCCGCCCACTTAGACGTTCCTTCTTACTAATACTGATCTCTAATAACTGATCGAATCATCCAACAAGCTTTGGATGTTTGAGCTAAGAGTTCAGCTAAATAGTTAGCAACATCATATAGGTCAGATGCTTCAACTGCTGGTTGAATCAATTTGATCATATTTTCTAGCGTCCCTAAGTTGTCGTAGTACACCTTAAGTTGAGCCGTGCCATCGTATGACTCAACATTTTTAAAACAAGAACCTAACGCATCCTTCAAACCACAGGCACACATCGGCATCCAATAATTCAAGATTCTTACAAATTCTCCTAATTGATCGAACTGTTCTAAATGCAGGTCATATTGATCTTTTAGGAAATTATGAATATCTAAGAAGTTTGAACCTTCGTAATTGAAGTGAATGAGATGTGATTGTGTCTGTAATTCCTTAACAAAAGAAGCTAATAAAACCAATTTCTGAGAAATATCACTGGATTGACAAGACTCTGGCTTGCTATTCATCATTAGCACTAGATTGTGCTGCTCAGGATTGTTTGAGGTCTCTGCTGTTTCCATAGGTTGACTGCTGTTGACCTTAGTTTAGGTTCTTAAGTTTGCAAACTTTCAACTATGCATTATTTCTGCTTCGTTTATGAACTCTGCAATTATTCAATCTCCAACAGGTATTCATCCTACGAGACCCAACCAAAAGATCCAAACTTATGGATTAGATCTTAATGCCCAATGGTTTGGCTGGGGTGCTAAAGCTGGTAGTCCAGAGTTTACTCTTGCTCCAGATGAAGGCATTAGCTTCGTAGGTAAACCCATCGTTGGAATTGATTGGCATACAAGCCAAGGCGTCTCATGTCCTTACTTCAGGTTTGCTTTCCTTGAGCCAACTGAAGATCGTCAGACAAGACTGTCAGTAATCAAACTTAAATGCAATGGCAGTTCAACAAGTAACGGTAAGATCCTCGTGCAAAATCATGCTGCCTGTCTCGTTGGTGCTCTTCATGAGCTAGTACAACGAACCATCTTGTCCGACCTTGACTTGGAAGATATTTCAGGCACATTGTATGCAAGGAAAGGAGAAGGACGTGAAGTTGTAAACCCAAGTACTGGCTTCAAAACCACGTTCAAAGGTACCTTCATCGATTGTTTCCTTGGCAACGATCAATTGCGATTCAAGCAAGCAGATAGAGAACTCATGGCTTTCCAATCTCAAGTCAATGATCTCGCTGCCTCATTACACCAACCAGCTCCTTTTTTACAATCAGTTTCTGATGAATAGCCACATACACACCTCTAACGGAGAAGTTTTGGAAATCCCTGATTCAATTCCTCCAGCAAGCCTATCTCAGTACAGGCAAAAACATTTCCTCAAAGAAATAACTAAACAGGAACTTCCCCCTGGAGGTGTCCTACCTAACTTGGAGTACATCCAATCTCATGTTCAAAGCATGAAACAAGAAGTTCCCACAATTCATCGACCTAAGGTCACTCGAATAGAGTTACTCATCGATGAAATGATTAATACATTAAACTCTTAATTGCATTCCCACCATGAATCAATCACCAGCTACCGTCATGCCTTACACCACCTCAGGGCTATGTACAAAAGATGTAGAAGATCCCGGCTCTGAAACTTTCAGGCCTGGCAAAGTCACTCGAGCAGACGCTAAGTTCTTCCAAGGACTTAAATCCGAATGTCGAGAATGGCAATCAACAGAAGAGCAATTGAAATCTATTGGTTGCAATTGGTTGGTCACTCCTGAACCTTTATATTCAAAAAGATACGACAGAACATACCCCGAGATTGTTAATTGGTATACCAGTGATGGAGATCGACTAGGTCAATTCTCTAATTGCAGGCACATTATCCATCCTCAAGATGGTTTGAATTGGTACAAAGAGTTCATCCGTAAAACCAAAGCTGCTTTCTTGCAAGAACTCACGCTTGATGTCATAGGATATCTACCTGATCAAAGGGTTTTATATTTTGCATCCAAGCTGACTGACATGAATCCTGAAAGGTTGAAAGAAGTTGGTGATACAACTGATTTCTTCCTCATGTTTAGTATCAATTACATGGAACCTAGAGCTATGAAAGCTCAGATCTGGGCTAACGAATTAGTCTGTGACAATGGCATGACACGTCGAATCAGAGATGGTCAGGCAACTATTAATCACAGAAAAGCTCGTGGAGAAGTTGATGTCTACCAAGCACTAGAAGCTGCTGTACTAGAAGCTAAGCGACATGTGTACATCAAGGAGAGTTTCATAGATACTCCTTGTGATCTTTACGACGGAAAGAAATTAATTCGTACTTTCTTCAAAGATTTCATTCCAGAAGAAAATCGTAAATCTCAAATAGAGAATGTTTGGGAACCTGTGGATTCCAGATATATTCAACAACTAGAGCATACTTACGTGCATGGCTTGATAGGTGGAGAATTAGAAACAAGAAAAGACAATCTCTTTCGTGTTCATTCAGCCATAACCCAATTTACGAGCCACCATAAGCGAGTTAGAAACGGTGATGATTCTAGATTTGCCAAACAATTGGATGGCAACCTGTCAAGAATCAACACTCAGTTCACCAAGTTCCTACAGGAACAAACAACAGGTCACAATTACGATGCCATTTCGACGTAAATCAGGAAAGACTGAAGGTCCCCGCTTTCAAGCAGGGGATCGAGTCTATAAAGCTAAGAATGGTAACACTGGACGGAAAGATGGAATCATCGTTTCACGAGAGGACATCAATTACAAAAATGGAGCCACTCATAAAGCTTATTGGATTCGATTTGACAACAACCCTCGTTTACACCATCTTGAACAAAGACTCCTTAAACCAGTAGAAAATGGGCAAACACAAAAGGAAAACATACAGCCAAAAATATAGACTAAGAGAAGGTAGCTATAAGCGTTCCCTTCGCCACCAACTGAACACTGACGGTACCCACTTATTCCAAAATGGACACATTGATGCTTCCGACGTTAACGCCTCGAGAAAGATTCCTAATGCAAATAGAACAAGCAGCTAAAGCAGTTCTATCTAAGCAACCTAATGCCTTCTGTAACCTCTACCCCTTCTCATCCCAATGCCAGATCCCAACCACTTCTTTGAAGGTCGCAACCTTGAAGCCGACACAAAAGCAATACAAGAGTTAGTCGATAGACCACAAGATGTCGAGTACTCCATCTCTGAACTTTTGTTTATAAGGACAGCAATAGATCATGTACCAGCTACTAACAACGAAGAAAAGAAAGTTAAAGATACGATGATTTCTAAAACTAATGCATTTGTAAAAGAGATCATGTATAGCAAGAACAAGACAAGAAACTCCCACTCCAGACTTGACCGACTAGATTAAGTTTATTGGCGTGGGAGTACTAGGAGAATAAGGGAGTACTCCTTGTAAGCCCAAGCTAGATCCTCTGGGTTTGGTGGAGCTCAGAGGATTCCAGTCTTTACTTTACAAATCCACAAAGATAAGTTACTCTCCTCTTGGGAAGTGAACAGCCTATTACCCTCTCCGTCTTGCATAGCGGAGGGGGTTTTTTCATGCAGTAATTCAACGATGCATTATGCCTTTACTGGGGCCTGCATATTTTAAATTCAGCCCTCCAAACATGAAGTTCAAAAAGACTCTGCAACAGCAAGGTCTTTATATTATTAATTTCAGTCTTCCTGCTGGTCGTGCCTGCCCTGGTGCCGACAAATGCTGGGCAATGGCTACCGTTGATCCTGACGGTAAAGTCACATTAAAAAAGGGCGTGGACAACGAGTACATCTGCTATGCCGCTAAAGGCGAAGTGGTGTATGCGAATGTCCGTAGAGCTCGTGCTCACAACAAAGCACTTATCGACGGTCTATCTACCCATGAGATAGTCGACCTGATGCTTCTCTCTCTTGAGTTCAATTACAAAAGTCTCATCAAAAAAGCCAACTTATTTAGATGGCATGTCTCGGGAGATTTCTATCTACCTAAATACAGGGATGCGATTTTTATTCTTACTCAAGAGTTACCCAACCTCATTCATTACGCCTATACGAAAAATCTTCCTTTATTCAAAGATGTCAAAAAACCTGACAACTTCAGACTCAACGCTAGTTGGGGTGGTCGCTTCGACCATATGATTAACTCCAAAGACTTTCCACGCTCTGCTCGAGTCGTCAAAGACCAAGCAGAAGCAGACAAACTCGGTCTACCAGTCGATGTCAATGACTCCTTGGCATTCGGTGAGATCGACCAAAACTTTGCCCTTATTGATCATTAATTATGTCAAACTTCACCAAAGACAAACAAGTCACATGGAATCCATTAGTCCTTGCCTACGAAAATGTAGAACAAGGTTACATGGAATTCAAATCAGAAGAAGAATTAAATATTTACAAGAAACAAATCAAGAACAGAGAGATCGTTGACTTAGCTACCGTTGAAGATGACAAAGATATAAAAGTTGAAATACAACAAACCACTTTATATGTGGCTTACCCTCGTAAAGATATTACGTTTAACTGCGATTTACCTGAGGATGAATACTACCCATTCGATAAGACCGAAGTAACTAGTCCAGAAGGTGACTCTTTCTCTAGTAAAACAGAGAACGAACAATTCGTTGGTGATGTGGTTACTAAATGGGCGGGAGTTCCAAAAGATACACCATTCAGTTCAGATCAAGAGAACACTTTCATGAAAATGATTAACAGCATTTTCGATAGCAAGGAGGAATCATGAAGATAGAAGATGCTATGAAGACCAAAAACTTCCTCCCTTGGATGCGTCTCGAAATTCTGGAAGCCAAATCAGAGAGAGAAGCTTTAGAGTTTCTGCTCGACGAGTGGTTATTCCCTTGGCAGCAAGACGCATATGATGAATGGTTCCAAGCTAATCGTGGTTGGCTTAAGGAGGAATCATGATGGATCAAAAAACTAGAGACAAAATTATTCATCGATGTGAAATTTTACAGTACATGGGCGATGCCTCTATCTGTTCTGATTACGATCAAATTCCTCCCGATGAATTGATGAAAGATTATGGATGGGTTTTAGAAAAAGCCCATGACGATTTAGACAGGTACAAGATCCAATGCACTATTACAGATGACTAAATTCACCAAGAAATTTAATCATGCCTTTTGGTTGGGATTCTCAGTCGACACAGACAATGAAGACTTCCCTACAGAACAAGAAATCCTACATGCTTTAGCAGGTAGGCTTACAGGCATTCTTGATCCGACTCCACACCCTTCTAACGGGAACCTGCTCAGTGAGCTGAAGCAGGAATTGGATGGACCTCACGACACTTACACAAACGAGGAAAACTAATGCCAAAAGCACTAGAAGAACAATTTCGTGAGTGGTTAAAAACGTGTCCTGTCGAGGTCACATTTGTTCAAGACAATAGTTCAGAGGGGTATGTCGGATATGCGGTTGACTTTGAACTTAACCCTAACCCTCACAAGGAGAACAATGAAAGAACTTAAAACGTGGAGATTGACTGCTTCCAAGACAATCACTTACACCACAACAGTCGATGCCTTTGACCGCATCGAAGCTGAATCCATGTCTAGATCAGCAGGTCTGGATTGGCAAATGATTCAAGACGATGAGCTGGAGATGGAAGAGAACACTGGCTACAACGTTCACACTATCGAGGAGGTCGAAGGATGAATAAAAACATCGTCGCCAAACAAACATTCATTGATTGGTTAGCTGAATGCCCTGTGGAGGCTATCCGTAACGATGATCTCAACTTCGGAGACCATGAGGACTCTGAAGAAATTAACTACTCTTTTTACATTCCTTATGAGTGACGAAACTAACACCAACAGTCTTCAAAGACATTATCAAGATGTCTTAGACGAATGCCCTGAGTACTCTGATCCGTCCAGTGCTCATTACGATCTTGCACATTGTGCAGACCTAGCCCAAATTCGTTTCGACAGAGAAGCAGATGGCTTCTACAACGACAACTAACTCCAACCCTTATCCCCATGTCTAAATTCGTCATGATGAAAACACCCTCAAGAGAAGAATTCGATGACTTCATTAACCAGTCTCCTGTAGAAATTCTTACCAAAGAAGAAACAGAACAGGTGTATAACACTGGTGGAAAAATGTATGTCAAAGTTAATTATTCTTTCAAAGTTCCATTTTCTAAAATTCAATATGAAGAATACTGCTTTCAAAAATGCTTGATGGATCTATTGAGAAACTACTGCGAGAACCAAAGAATTCAATTTGGTGCAGTAGATGACATCCTTGCAAAGCCTCAAGACAACTTTGATCAAGAAAAAGTACTAACTGGCGCACAGAAGTCAGTTCTATTAAATTACAGCAAGATCTGGGACAAGCTGCTTGACTCTTAAAATACTCGATGCCTTCGCTGGTATAGGAGGATTCTCATACGCAGCCGAGAGGTTGGTCGGTGGCTTTGAAACTAAACAATTCATTGAAATCGACCCTTACTGTCAGTCAGTTTTAAAGAAGAATTTCCCCAACGTTCCTATACACAATGACATTACCACATTCCAGTCATACCAAGGAGAGTACGACTTACTCACAGCCGGATTTCCTTGCCAAGATTTGTCCGTGGCTGGATCGCAGAAGGGTATTGGAGAGGGAACTCGCAGCGGTCTTTTCTACGAAGTCATGCGAGTGGTTAGGATCGTTCGACCTCGATTCGTCTTACTTGAAAACGTTAGAAATCTTATCTCGCACAAGCAAGGGGAAACCTTCCAAGAAATTCTCTTTCAAATTGCCCAAGCAGGGTACGATGCTGAATGGTCGATTGTTTCAGCTAGAGATTTGGGAGCCTGTCACAAGCGCGAGCGAATCTGGATCATTGCCTACCCCAAACACGATGGATTCCCTCCCTCTGAGGAGCAAAGAATCCATGATCAAGCAAGTGACAGAGACAAGGCCAGGAAGGACGAAGCTATCCAATCTCAGGGAAGCAGTGAATCCAGAAGCGATTCAAATGTTCGAGGAACTTCGCAGTCCACTACTGCCAACTCCGAGAGCACAGGAACCGGGGAACACCAACCACGGTTACGGAGACAACCTGAAGGAGGGAGTTTGCAAGGAGCTGGGGATACCAACCAAGAAGTATCCGACCCTACCAACTCCGACAGCACGAGACCACAAGGACTCGGGTCCGAATCTCAATTACGAGAAGGCTCACCAGAAAAGAAGGCTAGCTGGTTCGGCGGTCGTCTTGACGAACAACCTACCAACCCCATGTGCTCGGGATTGGAAGGGCAGATCAGGCCAAGGTTTCCAGGATCGATCAGGTGGCAGACCACGCCAACTTCCGGACGCCTTAACCCACGCTGGAGGGAGTACTTATCTCAACCCACACTTTGTAGAGGAGATGATGGGTTATCCAATAGGATATCTCGTCTAAAGGCACTCGGAAATACTATCGTTCCGGCTTGTGCTGCAGTTCCTCTACAAAGAATCAAACACTTATCCACTTACCCCCACTATGAAAGTGACAACTTCAAAAACAAAAACTCCTCTTGAAAATCAAAAAGAAGTCGACGAGTTTCTCGACCGTCAACGTGAACGCCAAGCATCTGATGGTAACTTTGCTACAGCTAAAAGAACCTTGGCACAAAGGAAAAAGAACAAGTTTGTTATATGTAAAATAGATTCCAGATTATCTAGGAAAGGTTGGGTCTCTTACAACCTTGAGATACGTAAAGGTAGTACCAGAGGTCACACAGTCGCTTGGGTAGACCAAGCTGGTGAAGGCGGTGCTGAGCATGTGTATGGTCACGCCAATAAAGAAGTACTGACAGAGATAGAAAATTTTATCTGGGACAATTGCATCCTTGATTACGTCAGATACAGAGCAGAAAATCATACAGGATTAGATATCCATAGTATTGATCCGACAGACAAAGACTTACTTCGATACCTTGCTCCTTACAAAAGAGCTTGGCTAGATAGAGATACAGATAAGTGCGAAATATACGACGGTCTTATTGGTTGGTGGGCAACATGGGTAGCAGAAAACCAATACTACGCAAAGAAAAATAGATACGTTAAGAAATAAATGTGGAACAATTACTTGGTCTTTCGCACGAAAAATCTTTCTTTTTTACAAAAAATGACTATCCCTTTTGAATACCTCCTCGAGGCTTACGTGAAACATCAGATTCGTCGGATGGGTTCAGGTGAGATAAAAGCTCTCCTCACTTCTTACATGATTGAAGACAACAAAGGTGGCTTAGATAAGGTTGCAACAGAATCCAATCTAAAAGATGAAATTATTGAAAGATATGACATCGAAACTTTAGATAAGATCCTTGCGGAATCAGAATCTTTGATGAACGAAGACAAAATGTTTGCTACTGATTAATGCAGTTACTCCACGCCTTGTTCAAAGCAACAACGAACGACAATCTTCCACTACCTACAGCACTCTCTTTGACTAGAGGAGAGTGTTACAGGTATTGGTCAAAACTAAAAAATACGACCGATCCCAAACAAGTTGCAGCAACTGTGGCTGAACTTAATAAAAGGACTGGTCGTATTGGAAAAGATCCGTGGAACCTTAGACAATGGACTCAAATTCTAGAGTCCCACTTGTATAGGAAAGGATTAATTTAAACGCTTATACGTAAGCGATCTTTCTAACTGGCTTAACGTAACTCTTACCTCTGTAAGTAAGAACAACACTTTTTGTCTTGTTAGATGTAGCTGTAGCCATGGTTTTTCTCCATAACAACACCCCCGTCATATGGTGCTGGTGATTGCGACCAAATGGTCTGACGATTTGATTTCATCATAACATTCGGTATAAACAGATACTGTATCACCTTGATACGGTTTTCATGATCTTAATATTTTGATGTGAATTGAAGAGTATAGCCACGCCTTTCGGGAAAAAGATGACACCTTTTAGGTTCCGTATTAAACTGAAAAGCCAGGAGAAAATAATGATTAGTGGAGTAAAAGATCAGTGGGGTCAGCTAAGAAAAAGAGCAGTCTTGGTTGACCGATTAAACAAGAAATGTTTAGACGCAAATTGGAGACCACTCTTATCTGAATCAGAACTAGAGGATGCAAATCATCGTTTAGATGAGGCATATAGCATTTGGCAGTGGCGTTGGACTGGTAATTCAGTTAACCTTGCGGGTACTATTAATCTCGCAGAAGAATCGAAAAATGCTCAGTTGCAATTCAGCACTGGTTGCTATAGCGTCTGAATTTGTAGGCACGTTCGCACCATACCAATCAATACAATTACATCCAGATAAAGAAGGTGGAGTATGGATAGCTTCTACCGATAAAGGTAACTGTGCTTGTATAGCTTATGACAGGGGTGGTCATGGCGACAGACCATATTATTTGTTGCCTAACTCAGAATTAATTAAATCATGTAGAGGTATCAAAACAGCGACCAGAACATTAGTTGTAGACGGCTCATTAGGCAAGATAACTACTTACAGGAAAAACAGTTCAGAAACAAAAGAATTACCTATTAATGAAAGTTCTAGTGACTTTCCTAATTTACCAGGTGCTATTAAAGAGTGTTTGGAATACTGGGAATCTAAGAAAGACCAGACTGCATCAGCAGGGAGATACAGTTCTTCTTATCTTCAACGAGCCATTAAAGGTCTGACTTCCCTCAATTCATCGGTAACCTTACACTCCTATACAGGAGGTCCTTTAAGAATACAAGAAGCATCTGGAGATATAACAATCCTATGTATGCCTCAAACAGCGGAGCCCATACCTGAAGTTCCCGAGTGGCTTAAAAAATATTCACAATTAAAACCACATATATAGTGTTAAAAATACTTGCACACACCATATAGAGAGTTATTCTAGATTGCCCCTCGCATATTAGTTTTGACTACTGCAGTTTTTACTGCACGTTTAGATACAACACCTCATCAAGTTGTGGTCAATGGAAAAGAGCAGCTTCAAGCACATGCTTCTATAAATATTGCCACCCAAGAGTCACTGCCCATTGTTGTACGAGCGTGGATATCAAGCAAAGGAACAGGACCAGCTCCTCGACTGCAAGCTAAAAATAAAGAAGATTTAGTCTTAATTTCAGGAAATCTTCAACTAGGAGACAAAGGTACTGATGAGGATGGTTGCCTCATTATGAATCTTGCCACCATATGTGACGCAACCCAAGATCAATTTATAAATGATGCCACTATTGTTGGCAGACTTGGTAATGATCCGAAGGCAAGCGACTCAGGCAAGAGTGTCAGTAATTCTATTGCTGTTAATCGTTGGCTCGGTAAGGACAATAAACTCACTGATTGGTTCAAGATCAGAGGATGGGGTTACAACGGAGAAAAATTGCAAGAGAAATTTCCAAAAGGTAGCTTAGTAGCCGTCAATGGAATGATCGAAGCAAGACGTACACGTCAAGACAAGTTGTATCCAGAATTAAAGATACGCAACTTAACTATCCATGCCAGTGGTAAAGGAGGTAGTGCTCCTGATCCATCTAAGGAAAGTTCAGCAAGTGGTTACGACCACGATCAATTCACTGGTCAAAGTCCAGTCGGCGACATGCCTCAATCATCTTCTTGGAGTTAACTCATGGGATTTTTTCCTCCTGATCACAAATTTGCTGCTGATTCTCCTACGAATTCAAGTAGCGAAAACAACGATAAATTTTATTCACCTGGCAAAGAGTTAGGTGATGGCGACTCTAATCACATTATTGTTTGTGGTGGTTATGACACTGGACATGTAATCAGTGGTTATAAATATTTCAAACATGATGGTCAGCCACATACCACTCCTTTTTCTGAAGGCTATCCCAAGAATTACAAGGATGATATTGGATTGAAATATGACGCTAAATTTATTCGCAAAATTGAATATGGCGAACATAAAGAAGACGACTTGGATAAGCCAAAGCAAATTCTTACATTCGTTGGTTACATCAAAGAAAGAAAAGACTTTGTCATCGTTGAATTTAGTACCAGAGGACTACGTACTTCATTAGAAGAAATTCTTGCAATGGATTCTTACGAAGTAAATGATGAAGGCGTTTACAACTTCATGATGAAGATTGCTCGTAAAGGTGTAGGTACTGACACTGTTTATACTTTGACACCAGCTCCATTGAAAGCAGCAGCAAGAACTGCTGTTACTAAGAAGTGGAACGAGATCAAAGACAAATGGTACATACCAGCTTTATATGACAACGCTGACCCATTTGCTGGTAAGCCTGCAGAGGCATCTACTCGTGGATTACCTCCAACTCATCGAGATGAACTAGGAGCAGATCACGAAATACCTGCGTTAGCCACTGCCTCTTCTACTGAGATTGGGAGTGATTGGGTCTAATGCAAGGATTTATTGTTCTCTTTTGTGTGATCATTTTGATCTACATATTGTTGCGTAACATTCATTGGAATTACTAGTGAATGATTCAGTAGCTCTTGACTCCCTTCGCGCAGCTTCATGCGGGAGGGATGTCAAGCACATCATCGATACTTACGGTGAATCCGAATGTAACAAAGCTTGGAAGCAATTAAGCTCTATAGATAGAGCGGCATTGCAATTTGCCAATGCTTTGCAAGGTACAATTATTCACAATTACGATCATGACATCCAAGCAGGAGAAGAACGACCACGGATTATTAATCGACCTAGTCAAGGAGACGAAGATAAATGGTGAACATTTAAAAACTATTTCTAAACAATTAGCAGATATTTCTTATCTCGTTAATGGTTTCACATCTGGAGGTTCTAGTCTTAACGGCTACCTTCCAGATGCTTCTCTTTTGGCATACCTAAGTGTGATAGGTCCAGCTATTGCTCGCCATTTAGATAAGACAACAGGATTAGAAGAGCTACTTAAAGGTGGCGTTGAACTTTCTAAACGATTTACTGAAGAATATGCAGCTTATCAATCAGAACAGCAACCTAAAGATTTATTAAGTTCATTAGAGTTTCTGACCTCTGAAGGAACTGAAGATTAAAACAGGGCGGTCATCAGGATTTAGTCAATCCTAAAATATGCTCTGCCAGTGAGAATACTTCTACTACTCGGTTTTAGTGGTAGGTGGGGTCAAGGAGTAAGACCCTAAGTAGATGAACACAGCATTATTTGGTTCCCATCGAGGACAGTTGGTATGACCAGGGGGTGAGAGCTCCTGCATTGAGGCCAACTGTAAGAGCATAGATGATGTAAGTCCCAGACAATTTGTCAGAATTCGTTACATTAAAGGTAGTAATGTAACAATTAATGACGAAACCTACTCGATTTGAGGTGAATGGTGAACGTCATTATGCAACAGATAGAGCAGATAAATCTTATCCTTCAGTAACAACAATATTAGGTGCGACGTCTTCTGATCGAAGTAAAAAAGCTTTGCTTAATTGGCAGTTAAAGAATCCCAATGGCGCGATGCTCGCAGCACAAAGAGGTTCAGCGGTACACCAAGCCTGCGAGGATTATATTCGAGGGAAAGTGATAGAAATAAAAGAAGAATACCTACCATTTTGGAATGGGATGTCGGAACATTTAGATAAATATGATGAATTTATTTGGTCAGAAATGCCTCTACGTCCTGAATGGAAATTCTGTACTGGAGAGGATGGTATTAGCAGAGTTTGGAGTCACAAATATATGTATTGTGGCTGTCCTGATTTACTAGGTGTACGTAATGACACCATCATTATCGGAGACTTTAAAACTTCTAATCAACCTTACTGTCGCTATTACCCAACTAAAGAAGCAAGTAAAGCAAATAGAGCTTTATTTACAGGTTGGAATAAATTCAACAAGTGTGCAATGCAACTAGCAGCTTATGCTCAAGCATGCCAAGAAACACTTGGTGTCACTGTGGGATGTGCAGAGATCATTGTCTCTACTCCAGAGATTAACCAGAGTTTTATTCTTAACTCAAACGAACTTGCTAAATTCCATACTAAATGGCTGCAAAAGGTTCGCCGTTACCAAGAAATAAAAGAAGAAGAGAGGATAGCGAAACAAATTTTAAAAGATTCCAGGGATGACTTGGCCTGTAGTGAGATAAGCACCGATAAGAGCAACAAAGCCGATCATTGCCCAGCGACCGTTAGCTAATTCAGCTTCCTGAACATAGCCTTTATACTCTTCAACCAATTGTGGTTGAGTCTCTCTACCGAAAATATTTTGCTTACCGTATTCAGTAATAGTTGTACTAGCTGCTACGGCTTGAGTAGAAGAAGTCATTAAACGAAACCTGGAATAATTTGACCTGTTGTTGCGTAAGCTCCAACTAATGCAATACAACCAACTAAAGCTGCATAGCCATTTAATCTTTCAGCAAAAGCTTTAGTTTCTGTGTCGTAACTAAAACCTTCTTCTAAGATCTCTTCACTTAAAGATTTTTTAGACATTAAACGATACCTGGGATGATGTGACCTGTTGTCAAGTAAGCTCCGCAAAGAAAGACGAAAGCCATCATTGCTGGCCTTCCGATACTTCTTTCGAAAATTGTTTTATTAGATGTTTTCATTGATTTAAAAGATGCCAGGGATGAGCTGACCTGTAGTTGCGTATGCACCAATGCCTGCAACAACGCCAAGCATTGCTAACCAGCCATTAAACTTCTCTGCCTCAGGTGTCATGCTTTGTAAAGAATTGTAACTTTATTAAGTCTATCGTCACATTTTTCATTTTTTCTTTATATATGGGGTATTAACACCCATTCCTAATACATTATTTCTTATGTGACTAGTAAGAAATACTTATTGGTTTGAAGAACCACCCATCATTGCTTCAAATTTTGCAATCTCTTCTGTTATAGCTCTGCTATATTCTTTTTCCTGCTCTGGAGAAAGCCTTGTGAGATGAAATTGCTCGTACTTTATACTTTCTTTCAGAGACTGTGGAGCCCCTTCGATCTTCAGGATAAAACCTAAGAAATCATGCGAAATCTGATTCTTAAACATCACTTCATCTAAAGCGTAAAACAACCAAAACAAAGGAATTTTATCTTCATCTTCTATTAATCGAGATTGAGATAAAGAATAAACACCTTGAAGATCCAATGCGAATAATCGGAATATTTCTAAATCATCTACTAAATCTTCGCCAAGAAAATCATTTATGTTTGATACATCGATTTTTTCGGGTTGAATCAATTTCTGATAGTAACACAAGCAAAACAATCCTTTTAACTGTTCATCATCAGGTCTACCATATTTCTTCAAGCTATTAGCAATGGCAATACACGTCTCCTCTAATGGCACAGTTACTCCTTCTAAAAATTCGAAAGTCAAATCTTTATCAATTAATAAATTGTTCAGAAAAATTATGCTTTCGTCTAATTTATTTGTCATAACAACTATAAGGAATAGAAAGAAAGTAATTCACCAGACATCAACAGTCGTGATACCACTCCGCTAGATTTTCTCCTACTTCACCACCTTTTTTAGCTCCGAAAGCAGTAGCAAAGCCAGATGCAACCCAACCGATAATAGGTATGGAACTAACGGCAGGAGAGATATACTGAGTAGTTGCTGCAGCGCCAATCGCAGCCCCTGTTCCTTGACCTGCTCCAGATTTTTTGATGCAGGCGATTTGTTCTGCAGTAAGTTTTCCGTCTCCTGTTCCTTTGGTTTGAAAGATACCTGGTCCCATCATGTGCTGATGACCCTCCATTGTGTATTGCTCAAACTTGTAGATTTTCTTATCCTTGCTGGTACCACCAAACAAGCCAGTTTTGCCAGGGATAATAACATCCTCCCTCATCTCCATGACTTTCGGATCATTCATTCGATGCGTGATACTGTAACCATCTTTACTAGCATCGATCGTGTACTGACTGTATTGTCCGACAGGTAGATCAAATTTAGGAAGTCCTGCTTCTTTGTTAGCAATTAAACTAATCATCCAAAGGTGAGACAGTCCAAAGGTTCCTGCAACTGCAATGACTGCGGTTTTTTGTAACCAATTATTATTTGTCAACGACATAATCAAAAGTACTTTAAATAGATTTTAGAATAAGAAAGTTAATTTGCAATTCCCGAAATAAACGGCATACTCTTTATGCATGGTTTTAGACGAGAAACAGAAGTGCCTACTATCCCTGAACTGATCTTAACGACACCACTCGGCGGAACAGTCCATACCTATCCAATTACTGGAGGTAAGACAACTTTTGTTCGCCACCTTGCATGTTACTTAGGATCCTGTCGATTCTGTAACGACTTAGAAGAAGCAACTAATCATTTAAAACAGGTAGAACCAATTGAAGAAAATTGAATTCAGCGTCCACCCAACGCTCAAAGATAAGCCAAGCCATTGGGCTGCGGCTTATGGAAAAAATTGGCGTCGTCAATCTGGCACGTTAAATGAATTAAAAGACCACGTCAGTCATGGCGGAGCATTCATTGCTTCTGCGATGATCTCTGGTCACAGGAATAGTGCCGCCTTTGATCATTCCGACTTAGCTGTTGTAGATATAGACAACGGTTTAACGTTAGAAGATTTCTTCAAGCATCCACTATCTAAATCTGCAGCTTGGGTTTACACCTCTGCCAGTCATAAGCCAGAACAAGGTAAAGATCGATTTCGTATTGTTTTTCAACTACCAGAAAGAGTTTCCGATGGGGAACTTTATAAATCCATTACAGGATTGCTGATCAGATCTTTAGGTGGTGATGCTAATTGCTCTGACTTATGTCGTGTATTCTATGGCAACAGTCGATCTTCTCATCCTCTTTGGCAACCTAAAGCAGAACTAACTCCAGAAATCATTAGTGATGCACAGAAAGCATCTGATTTACATAAATCGACTTATAATTCTCAATCAGCAAATGTAGATGAACACTCAATTAACCTTGCTGCTTATTGTCTCGAGCACGTGTTGGATCCTACTTCCGATGGTGATAGAGACCAATTCTGTAATATCACCAGAGCAGCCAGCACTGGAGGAGACGCCTTGTTTTCCTACTGGTCAGACTGGGCATCTAGAGGACATCATGGAAAAGGAAAAAACTCATCCCAAACTTCAGAAAGATTTTTCAGAGGTTGGAGAGGACGTTCATTAGCTACCATCTTTTGGGTTGCCGATACTCAATCACCTGACTGGAGAAAATCTTTACCACCTGAGCTAAAAATAGCGACTGGAGATTTTAAACTAGGAGTACATGGCAATGCCTTCGGTGGTTATGACCACGAAGATTTTTGCGGGGAAAGCGAAGCAAACCGATGGGATGATGAAACGGAAGAAAAAATACAAGGATTATTTGGCTCAGACAAGCCATGGTCACAAGTAGCAGTATTAACTAAGCCAAATGAGGAAAGTGAACCGGCTGAATCAGTTCTTCCAGAAGTAGCAGCTCCATTCGATCACGACGAACCAGATGAACCAGCTCCACCTAGGAGAAGAGGAGGAGGCAACGATGAAGATTTAGTTGAAAGAATTAAGGATTTACTGAATGCTCATTACAACGGTCTAAGACTGAATTGCATGAGTCAACAGCTTGTCTACGGACCGCAAAATAATCCTCAAGAGATTCACGATGTTTCTCAATCTTATGTTTATATATCTAGAGGCCAAGGACAAATCTTCCCTAAAACTCTTGTCTTTGATTTAGCAGGAGTTATAGGTTATGAGAATCGTTACCATCCTGTAAAGTCATACCTTGAGCATTGTGCTGCTACCTCGGATATCTGTCCTTACTTCGACAAGATTGCTACTGAGCTATTAGGAGTACCAAAAGATAGTATTCAAAATCCAATCATGCCGTGTGGAAATCACTTGGCTGATGTCGTTATGAAGCGATTCTTGATTGGTGCGGTTGCTCGTGTACTAAATCCTGGATGTAGACATGACTGGATGCCAATCCTAATAGGTAGTCAAAACTGTGGTAAGACAACATTCTTCCAATACTTAACTCCTCCTGCTGTTAATGACCCCGGTAATTACCCTTGGGTCGTAACAATGCAGCAAGGAATTGAATATTTAAAAGAAAAACCTCATGCTTTACATGCTGGATGGTTTGTCATCATGGATGAATTTGAACGTTACTGCAAAAGAAAATATTCAGAAGAATTAAAGAACCTTGTTTCTGTTTCAGTTGATAGATCTGCGAGGAAGTATGAGAATGAAAAATCTTATCCTCGTGCTTTTGTTTTAGGAGCAGCTACTAATAACTCTGATTTCCTCTGCGATCCAACAGGTAATCGTAGATTCATGCCAATCATTGTTGAAGGTAAGGTTCCCTCGAAAGACAACCCTGCTGTAAAGATTATTGATCTAGATCGCTTAAAGAAAGATCGTAACTCAATCTGGGCAGCAGCATATAAGGCATATCTTGATAACCCTGTGCATGTCTTCTCTAGTTATGAATTAAGTTTCATCTCCGATTATCAAGACTCTTTCACAAGGGATACTCCGATTGATTCGGTTGTTACTCGTGCATTAGAAACTAATTCCAGTGGCTATCACGGCGACAAGTCTTACGTTGTATTGGCTGATTTGTTCGGATGGATAGATGTTAACGTTGCTCAACAAGGGCAAATGAACACTCCTGTAACAGATTGTTTAAAAAGATTAGGTTATAAACCGAAAAGAATCAAAAGAAATAATAAAAGTCAGAGGGTTTGGATGAAAGATTCCTGAGATTCTCAAGACAAGACTAAGACAATCCAACTTCAAGACTGCTGATATAACTTAATCAGTGGTCTTTTTTATTGAGCATTCACCAGCTTAGGTGCCAGGGTCTCTCCTTGTTCTTCCTTGTGCGGGAATAAGTCTTATTAAGAAGTACCAGGGGTGCCACCTTTCTACAAAACCTCTCTCGATTAAAAATAAAATTATTCACTTTTTTCTTCTCTTATTATTTACATATGTGAAGAAGTTAGTTATAAATAACAAGAAAGGAGAATATCTCTAAAAAAGTTTATAGACACCCTGTCACCCCCGGCACCCTGGTTACATCCTATGACTCATCCAATGTACAATACCGACCGCGCAATCGTGGATCGGCTATCATCAAAACCATTAGACGAGCTATCCGATGCAGACATTGTCAATGCAGCACGACTTCTTATTCGTTATAACGGCATATCTGACGGTAAAGATATTCGAGGTGATATTGTCTTGGCGCTTCATAAGTGGAACAAGACTCCCAATCAGCTTCACATTAAAGCAAGAGAAATCTGGCAAGGAGGCTGGAGACCAAGCGATCTCCTTAAAGACGAAGTAGGGTCAGGTGCTGACGTTATCTCAGGTTGCGGCTCTTAGTAAATAAAGTCTGAGTATCTACAGCATCCGCATCTGGCGGACCCATGGATTTGTATTCCAATTGTTGTTCTAAAAATTTAATCTTGGCAGACTTTTCCTTTAATTCTTGTTGTAATTCTTCGATGTGATCTTGATAAACAGTAATCATACTTTTCAGTTGAGTAACTTCATTTTCTAGATCCCAGTCCACTCATCTACGCCCCTTAGATGAACTTTCCAGTTGTCTTAACCTCATTTCATGATCTTTGACATCTTCCTTTAAGATTATTATATCTTTGCCAAGTTCATTTCTTAATAATTGAACTTCATGGAGTATGGCTTCCATACCTCTTTTCATGCTTCCTTGAGTGAATGCCATGCGCCACAAAGCACTCGCAGTTGCAATTCCAATAACAGCGGTGACTTCTAGCAAGATAAAACCTCCTTACATCTTTATTCTATGTCATCTTTAAGACCACCTCGATCTCCAAAAAGTTGGGATCAACGTTTTTTATACGCAGCAAGAATGTTTGCTAGTTGGTCAAAAGATCCTAGTACTAAAGTTGGTGCCGTAGCAGTACGTGATAGACGAATTCTAGTCGAAGGTTACAACGGTTTACCGAAAGGTATAACAGATTCTGACATAAGACTCAAGAATCGAGACACTCGCTTAAGTATGACAGTGCATGCTGAGATGAATTGTGTAGCTTTTGCGGCTCGTAATGGAGTGTGTTTAGCGGGAGCAACAATGTATGTTTGGCCTTTAATGACTTGTAGTCAGTGTGCATCGGTTCTAATTCAAGCAGACATCGCCTCTATTGTTGTCCCTGATTTTGTAGAACCTTTCAGATGGCAAGAATCATTCGACAAGGCAAGAGAAATGTGCGTAGAAGCAGGGATCGCAGTTCACCGCATCCCTATGGAAGGATCTGTAGATGGTATAGAAGAAGAACTTCCAACCGAGTAAAGGGTTGATAAAAATTTATCACTAGTTAGATTGACTACCGTAGCTGGTAAGTGAATGACTACACGTTCTGAATGGAAAAACTACAAATTGGACACAGAGTGAAACATAAGAATGACAACAGAGATGGTTTTGTAATAGGTAACCCAACGAATGAATTGGTTCCTATAGCAATAGAAGGCAGTACTCGTAAGGAGCAATGGCCTATCTCTCTGATTCAAAAGAAACCTAAAAGACAACAACTACCTTTGTTTGGTGGAACATTTAAACCACCCACTGGTTTTCCTCTGAATATTTAACCATGGCTCAATGGCCTTTACCGCCAAACCTACACAGTGAAATAGCAGGTGGACCTGTGTGTTTTCATGCGGATCATTCCATAGGATCGAAAGATGGATTGGTGCCTAGATATACAGATAGTCATGCTTGTGTCAAATGTATTAGTGCTTTAACTGAAGGTCGCTTATCTTTAGATGTTCATAAAATAGAAAGAAAATATCGTCGACGTTTTTTAGAATTTTGGTCATTTGTTGAAATAAAAGATCCTGACGAATGCTGGCCTTGGAGGGGTAAGTATCATTCAAGATCTAACTCTAGTTATTTTCCTATCCCAAGGCATTGGGGATCAGGTAGACAATATTCTGCTCAACGTGTTGCTGCTTGGTTTACTTGGGGAGACATCGGACGCCTGCCTATTAAAGCTGTGTGTGGAAATAATAATTGCTGTAACCCTTTACATCTAAGAGTCAAAGGAGTTCCACACTTCTTTCACAATCGTCATATGCAATTAATTGACTTAGAGTTTAATTCCAATAAGTTGACTCATGAGACACAGCTATTTTTAGAAACCACTTGCGATAAAGATCCTCGTCGTTTTGAAAAGATACAAAAAGCCAACCGATTATGGATTGATTTCAGACTTCAAGCCAGTGGTCCTCTAAGTCCTTTCACAATGGGAGAGAAGACTTTCTCGGACGATTAATATATAAGTATTGGTAATTAATCAACTACGATAATGGCACCTAGATGGGATTGGTCAACGCACTCTCCAAGTAAAGGAGGTATATCTGGCAATTATGGAGGTTATAGAGACAGCATTGGAGCCGACATATTAGCAGGCTATGGCGACGATGATACTTTTGATAGAAGCGAATTAAACACAATTACTAGTCGTTTATACGACATCAAAGGAGATGGCAGAGCTCCACATCGTGGTAATTATTTTGATGATGGAGCCGCCACTCAAGATGCAATCGCTCGCTTGATAACCACCAAAGGTATTAAGACTAGTGATGATATTCTCAAACAATATGGCTTAAGACAAGATCAAGCAACTGGAGATATTATTTCTAGTGCAGGATTTTCTAGTCATGCTTTTGGTGCTAGCCCAGGAAGTAATGCCACTTTTGCAGGCTACGGTTCTAAGGGTGACTTCGCAGGTTCACAATACAGTTACGACGATTTTGCTGAAGGAGAAGTACCTACATGGAGATACACGTATCAAGGAGACTGGACTCCCGCTACATCAGACCCTAAATTACCAGATCCCATATTATCTGACGACCCTAAAGGAGATCCAACAGCTACTCAGCAACATTCAGATAATCAACAGGAATATCTTAAGTTCACTTATGGCGATGATGATACTTCTATGAAGATCAAGCAAGGCTTTGATGATCCTGATATAAAAGCTGCATTACTAGGCGAATTCATGAAGCCTGAGAATTTAAATGCAGATGGTTCTTATAAATATGTCACACCTGGGCGTCGACTTGGAGTCGACTTAACCCCATCAGAACAAAGAGGATCAATACCTTATGTAAGTCCTGCTCAATACATGAGCAATTTTATTAAAGCTCCACAACTAGGCAGTGCTTCCGACTTGGCATCTAGTTTAAAAAGCCTATCTGACTTGAAAGCTTAATAAATTGAATTAAACTAAAAGATATAAATATATAAGACAACATGTCTTCATCTCTAGACGCATTAAAGAAAACACAATCTTGGACTAAAGATCCTGAATTTTCATCTTGGTTACAAGGTGTTTACAAAGAAGATCTTGGCAGAGATTTAGGAACAGAAGGTTTGGAATATTGGGGCGGAGATTACCGTGGTGAAGATAGTGGATACCATAAGGGATCTGGCCTCACTACTGGAGGAACCAAAGCAACTAAACAGCAAATAAGGGATAATATTCGTCGTTCCGATGAATATGCAACTTACCAAGCAGGTAAAGGAAGTGATGACGATGACGATGACGATAATGGTGGCGGTGGAAATGGCGGTGGTGGAAATGGCGGTGGTGGAGATGATAGTGGCGGAGGAAGTAATGCCAATGTCAATGTAGGGGGATTCTCTGACACTCTTCCTGAGTATGAAATCAATAATGCGATGGATGCTGCAACTTCCTACGGCAACAGACTGGTTGACCACTACACCATGAGATTTCTTCCTGAATGGAAAAAATCCACCAATCTAGCTATTGACGAAGGCACTGCTGGGCTTGGTTTTCATGCTAATAGAGCGTTTACTTTAGATGCAGATGGTAATCCTAAAGCAAGATTTGCTATACCAGAGGCAGAAGATCCTAAGGATATGTTTGACTATTACTATGACAAGCTTTACGGAGATAATAAAACTGGCAACTCAGGTGTTACTATTGATGATTTAAATAAAAAAATTGATAGTTTAACCAAACAATTAAACGATGCAAAATTAATTTCTAACGCAAAGACTATCGTCTAAGTGATAAAACTTAACTGATCAGCACTTGTGTTTTAGTTGCTAGGTATTAATATCGACGCGAATGTACTTAATAACCTGTGTTCAAAGTTTGCACAATTGCGGCTACAGAAATGCCGCAAAAACTAGTTTGTAAAGCATTACTTACCTCTAAAGGAGATCATTTAGACGGTCTTACTTCGCCCTTTGAATTTGCAGATCAACCATTTGAATACTGGAATGACACAGATTGCGGTCAAGCCGTTACACAATATTATTCCATTCTCGGTCAAAAAGATCCTAACTATGGCTTATATACTCCTTTTGATCACCCTTCGTTAACTCTTGACATAGAAGCAGATCATTACTCTTTGTTTCAGTTGATTGTGAAATCATCCGACATCACATTCAACTTAGAACCATTGAAAAGCATTGCTAATGATATGAAGGAAGAAATAGTTGATTTTCCTCATAGCGAAAATAAAATTGAAGATTGGTTTTACGTAAGGCAACCAGGAAATTATCCAGACTTTTACCGCCATAGAAATCCATTCACTCCTGAACATCGAGAAGAACTGTTAGCAGCTTGTTCTTCTGCTGTGCATGAATATTCCCAAAGAAAAGACGCTCAAATAGATTGCGCTGAAAGACTTTTTCCTATGAATATATTGCAGAAGGCTACTGCTTCAGGTAGTCTGCGAACATGGCTACGTCTTTTAGACATTAATTCTAGGCCACACAACTCTTATGAGATGCAAAGTTTGATACAACTCATTGCTGACGAAGTATCTAAATGGACGCCACAAATCTATAGTTGGTGGTCTAACAACTATCGTTCTCAGCAATTCATATCTTTCTAGCTATGAAAATTTTAGTAACAGCAGCTCAAATCCATGAAGCTTCGAGCGATGTATTAGATGTATGTAATTGCACTGGTAAAATTTTGCCAGATTCTAAATATGCACAGATTCTTCCCTTAGTAAAAGAGTTAGAAGAATCATGCGATCAATTACTTGTAGACCTTCAGTTAGATTTTTTTCATGGCACGACCAAAGCCCATAGAGCTATTAGTTAAATTCTTCCCAGAATTAACTGATAAGACATTAGCTTCTTCTAATAAGGAAGCATCCAAAGAATTAAACGTTCGCATCTGCGAGGCGATTATTTCTGATCTAATAAATAAATATGACTCCTTACACAGCTATATGGGTGACGGAGCATTAATAGTTAAACTAGCCTCGCTGCATGGAAAACCAACAGTTCAAACACAGAATTTTATAAACAAGTTTTCATTAGAACAAGACTTAGCAGAAGCTAAGAAAAATGGAGACTCTACTGTAGAAGAATTTTTAAAAGACATACTTCAAAAAGTAAGCAAGATGAACCTCGCGGAAGAAATCTGTATTTTATTAATCGATAATTCTGGAGGCTCTGCCGCAATATTACCTCGAGAAAATCCTGCAAAAAGAATTCAAGCGATGATGAATGATTTATAAATTTTATGATTACAAGATTACCTGAGCGACCTAATAAATGTGATCTTGCACCGCCTAAAGATGTTGTGCTTGGAGCTAAATCAGTTCTAGGTGCTATTGATTTCGATCCTTATTCGACTAAAGATATTAATAGATTAGTTAACGCTGCTCGTTTTATAGATAGAGATGAAGTTAGTTTAGAACAAATCATTTATCAAGATTGGGAATCCCCTGGCGATAAAAGAGTCTTTGTAGGAGCACCTACTGGAGCCGCTTTAACAAGACGTTTAATTAATAAAACACTAAAAGAATACAGAGCTGGTCGGATAGAACATGCTGTCCTTTGGTTAGCACATAACGAAGCAATTATCAGAGCCCCTTGGCTGTGGGACTTCCCTTTATGTATTCCTTTTACACGTTTAAGACCGACTTGGTGGGATGACGAGTTAGAAGTGTTTAGACCTGTTGCCCCTTCTGATTGGTCAGCAGTTGTATATCTTCCGCCTCCACATCCAAGCAGTAGATTTCAAACAATGATTTCAAAATTTCATACTGCTTTTAGTCCTTTAGGACGCATTGTTTTTAATGAATACAGTGGTGAAACAGACTGGGAAAATTCATATAAAAGTACGAAAAAACATGCATATAATTACAGGGAATAATGATAGAAGAAAGTTTATTTGATAAATTTCCTGATTCGTTTATTGCTCCTGATGGTAATAAATACTTGAGCATTCGTTCTATTGTTTATGATTCATGGATTACTTGGCAAGATGCCATACCGTTTTCTAAAGATCAGCATCAAGCTTTGACTCCAGAAATACATACAAACATTATTGAATTAGCAACAAAAATACATAAGTTACATCAATCTTTTCCTAACTATAAAACGTTAACAGAACCTCCTTTTGAATTTGTTTTATGGTGGGATCCATTAGATAAAGACCCTGCATGGAACCAAGGTAAAACATGTCGATTTATGATTGATGAATTCACTGCTGCAGATATTGAATATTACAATTCCAATAAGAAAAATAGCAGACTATCTGTTAAGCCTTTAACAAGAAGATTAGTAGAAGTAACTCTAAGTACCTAAATCCCTACGAGCTTCCCATGAGGCAGCTCTTCCGCCATATTCACCGCTACCAAGCTTCTCGAATACTTTCTTTTTCTCTGCAGCTTCAGCAGATCTTCTATTCAGAACGCTTAAGCCAGAGCCTGTATCAATACTTTTTCTTCCTCCTGTACTTCCACCATAAGATTGAGCATTAGCATTAGCAGTTCTTGCTGCCGCTAAATATTTTCTGACCAAACCATCGGTCTTACGATTTCTATACGGAGCTCCTGAATTGCCTCTCAAAACTTGTTATGACTTGATTCCTTTTCTATCCTAGGCAAAATGGAATCATTAATGGAGAAGACACGTTTTGATCTCGTCCCTTGGCAAGCTGTTGGAGACATCGCTGACGTTCTCGGCTACGGCGCTCGAAAGTATAGCTCTAATAATTGGTGTAGGGGAACTGAGTGGGGGCGTTACTTTGCCGCGCTATGTAGACACCTCTTTGCTTGGTGGAGAGGAGAGAACAATGACCCCGAGACAGGATACTCTCACCTTGCCCACGCAGGCTGCTGCCTCCTCTTCCTTATGGAATACCAACGAAATGGATGGGGAACCGATGATCGATTCACAGGACCCGATTCAGAAACCTTTACAAAAGGAGACGGCAGATAATTAATCGTCAGAATCTAACGATTTCACTAAATCAGAGACATCAATCAATGCATCTATCCTTAAAGACATGTCGGCAATATGTTTAGCAACTATAGGCTCTTCAGTTCTCGCAGCAAAGGCCAAAGTCTCACGTAATCTAGCTTGAGCAGATCTCAGTCCTTCTTCTACTGTTTTAGTTAATTTCATTGTTTTTGTTGCAGTTGTTCAAAATTTTTGAGCATTGCATCTAACTCTTTCATTTTTTCTAAGTTAGCTTGTGCTGCTTTCAATGTAGACGTAGATGGAACCCTTGCTTGATCTGGTTGTTTAGAGGGAACCGTAAAAGGGTTGACAGGATCTTTTTGAACAAAACTACCAGCGACTTTTCCATTCATTTCGCTTTGAACAGCTTGCATGACTAAAGGAGGAACCTGATTGATTGCAGACTGAACTTCATTACGAGAAATCAAAGTAGGTATGATTCTTTCGACAATATCAACTCTGGTTACCAACTCGCTGTATTCGCTGTGTTCATGATAAGCAAGGTCTTCTTTCTTCCCCTTAAGCTTTGAGGTAATTGCACTGCCCGAAAAAATTCCTACTAAAACTGCGGCTGCTCCTGCTATTAAAGCTTCCATCTAATTAATACTTGTATCAGTAATAGTGTATCGAGTTATTCTTCAGATTCAAGGACTATGGCATCCATGTCTAATTCCATGTTGGCTTCGTCAAAAAGATTTTGCATGATCTCTTCTGCCTCTTCGACGGAAGGAGCATAGCCATTTTCTGCTTCGAACTCGTCACAAGCAGTGTTTGAAATGATTGCTGTACCTTCGTTTAATTTGAAATTAAATCCAGCTTCTCTTGCACTATCCAGAAAAGCTGCCTTCTGCCTGAACCTCGCCTCCCAAGAGTCTAGTAATGCCACAATAAGCTCCTCCCTGCTGAAGTTCTGTATCTCTATTGAAATTTTGTTGAGAGTGAACTGTTGTTCGAGGCTCAAATCTATCGGCATGTCTTCCTCCTTTTGCTATTAACCATAAGTCTAAATCCTCCGTAAGTCGTGGCTTGATCCATGATTCTATTCGTGAGGCTCTTTGAACACAAAAGAAACTTTGACTTTTGTACCAAGACTGCCAATCACGATGAGAACCTTTGTTTGCATTGCATGTTCTGCAAGCGGGAACCAAGTTATTTCTCATACTATCGCCTCCGTGAACTCGAGGCTTAACATGGTCAATCGTTAGATAAGTAGGCTTGTCACCACAGTAGGCGCAACATCCCCATTCATCTTTGATTGACTGGCGAAATCTTTTACGCGCTGCTTTCCTTGTCAGTTCGACAAGGCCAAAGACGTAATTTCCCCAGTGCTCTGGTGTCAATAGGAATATTCAGTTACATTTAGATTAAGAAAAATTCAAGTTGATTTTTTTGTATTCACTACTGAAAATCATCTAAGATTAGAAATGGCACCTATTTTCCCATGAAAAATCCTTTTCACATCCTTGGCGTATTAGGCTTTCTTATGTCAGGTGGCATGCTTCTTTCTGCTGGAATAGTCAGTTTCTATCTAAGCACTCCAAAAGGAAAAGAAGCAGCACAACAAAGATTAATTAAACAAGTTGGACCGATTATCCAATCTCAAATCAAGAATGCACTACCTGGTATCGGTGGTAGTCCTTCTAATGGCACTAGCAGTCTTTTATCTATTCCTAGTACCACTGGGCCAGTTATGCCAGTTAACAAGTAAGATCAGTGGGTTCCATCCCTCGGATAGGAGTACGGGAGATATACGTCCCGCAAATTCCGACATGGGCAATTGACTTACCTCTTAGTATTCCTCAAGCTCCTCCTGTCACGCTACAGATAGGATTCCCAACCGTTGAGATGCCAGGTTGTGTTGAAGCAAGAGAGACTCAAGGTAATAATAAGCTGGCAGAAGAAGACCCTCAAGGCAATCTAACGCTTTGTACTGGGCCAGGGATGCCCTATTTCAATCCTCCTGAATTCGACCCTAGTAAAGAGTTAGTCGTTATTCCAATGGAGAGTCAGGTCAATCTTGGAGCAGTGAGTGGACTAGGAAATAATTCTAAAACTAATGAACAATCTTCAGAGGGAACGCCTCAAGACACTAATATTCCTGATCTTAACCTTGACGGTGTTTCACCTACTCTCCCTAATTTGCCATGTCCTAGACCAGGAAGTCCACCCCCCGGAGCTTATGGAAAATACGGCACGAAGCGAGTTACTGGATATGAAAAAACTTCTAATGGCGAATGTATCACGTTATATGAAGATATAGCTCTATTGAATGTAATAAATAACTACACTCCTCCTCCTGCGACTGTTTTAAATACTACTTCGATAGCTGTAGGCGCAACTCTAGGGGTGGCCCTAGTGGGCCAACCTCTCCAGCAGTACTTAATGAAGATTGTGAAGCCTCTGACGAAGAAAGTGACGAAGTTGATCCTGAAGAAGATTCTGAAGAAGCCTGAGAAGATTCTGTCGGTTCGAGAACGGATGATTGATCAGAGGAAGAATCGAAAGTAATAGGTGGTATTGAATGACTGTGATTTAATAACACCCCAGGAGGCGAAGTTAATAAAACGTCCTCACATATAACTTTGTATTTGCTGGTTGGATCCCACACTATGCCCTCCTTCGCTAAGGTTCCACAATGCTTCAATCTTGAAATCTCATAGTCAAGCACCCTTAAGTTTAACTGTGCCTTCCTGAGAGCTATTTCAGTGGCAGCAGCATCCTTACAAAGAGCCATCATCTGCTTATCCAGTGGTCGACTCCATTGAGCCGTTACACCGAGATTGAGGGAGTAGTTATCCTTCTGCAAGGTTTGTACTGTCTTGTACCAAAGAATATCGCCAGGGTTGTCTGGAGCTCCGTCACCATCAATATCTCGAACGTCGTATACTGGATCCTCGTATGTTTCAAAAAATGGTTTTTTAATATTTGCCGAACGCCCAACATAAGGAGATATTGTTAACGTTTCTGATTGACAAACCACACCATTAGTAAATGCTGACTGCATAAAATTTCCTGTCAGGACTTGGTATGCATTCACATTTGCTTGACCGGAAGAGTTAGCCACCGGATTAGACGTAGCCGATATCCCTCCTACATCACTCGCCTTGACGACAGGACAAAAAGGGATTAGCATTAATATGCTAAGAACCCTTGGTATCACTGAGAAAACACGGAAACCGATTCTATCGTTGTGTCCGTCTCTATGGTTCTCGTTATGGTTGTGCGATTCTGGAGTCCGGGTCCGGAATAACTGGATTGAAATTGGAATGCGGCTCCCGGTTGAGTCAGCGTCCAGTTCGGTTTGTTTTGAACGTCCAGACCTGTCCATTTAGTCGTAATGCCTGACGCAGCAGTTGTATTTGTATTGATTATGGCAGATGGCTCAATAGATGCACCATTTAAAGAAATACCTGTGCCACTTACCGTATACTGCCAACCGGTGGCGAAATCCTCTGACACTATCGCCTCAGATATCACAGATCGCGACGTTGTCGTTTGGGTGAGCTGACCGGACGAAAAATTTGGTACTACCGGAACCGCACCTGCAGGTATGGCAAAGACACCCGCCGCAATTACGACATACTTTAATTTCGATATGGCGCCAACAATCGGGGCAGCCAGTCTCTCGGATGCATGAGTAGACATATGACATCTACTTCACGTTAAGAGTAGATATAAATTGTCCAATCGCCGTAGTACCCGCGCCGCCGGCAGTTAACGACGTAATTGTTCCACCAGCTAAACTCGATACTCCACCAGCCAAGGTGCCTTTAGTACCTCCGGCAAACGTGGTGGTGCTTCCGAAAGCCGGAATGGACTGTACCTGACCGGTGGTTGTCGACACAGTTGAACCGGCGTTTATTGCAGGTATGGCGTCTCCCTGGAGCCAACTTTCAGAAAAACTGAACTGATTTCCGGTGGTATTAATATCGTACGTACCAGCCTTCATTGTCGATGCCGCAGTAGCTGAGCCGGCTGTTAAGCCTCCAAATACATCGCTATTACCAGCTCCAACTTTAATATTTGTACCGCTTACTGCGTAAGTTGAACCCAACCTAGTTGCAACTGAGCTAGCACCATCCACGGTGAGCTGCACCGAAGAACTCAGGCTATGAGTGATATCTGCCATCGCAGGTGCTGCAACCGATGCAAGTAACAGCGCTGGTAAAACTATGCGCTTCATGGAAGGGATTCGAATGTCTCCTTCTATAGTAGGTAATTATTTTTGCTTACAGATTTGCTTCGCCTGCCAATGTTGCAGACGATACTGTTGTCTAAGAATCTCTTGGCAATGCTCGCAAGAGCACTCATTTTGATGCTGATAATTACTTCCTACTCTTTGGTCCTGTGTGTCCATGAGCAATACCTAGTTCGTGCATCTTGGAATGTTCATCAATAGTATCTCTTAACTCTTTCTTTCCTGCTCCCAATGTGAAGTAAAGCCCATATGCGACCAAAGATAAAACTATTAATCCGAAAAATAATATAAAACCTTGGTCAGGAGTTAAATGAAAATGAGGAATCATAGGCTGTTTTTCCCATGTTCCAGGCAAGGAATAAACAGAAGGTATAGAGAGTAAAAGCGTCATAAATAAGCCTTAGAGATGTTAGTTGCAAACCCTATAAGAGTAACGCCAGCGGCTAATACTGCTGCGGCACCTATGACCCATTTTTCTACAGCCTTAAGCCGTTCACGTAACTCATCCTGCTTCTCTTCCAGTCTTTCGATCTTTAGAGCTTGTACTGTCAGACGAGTCTCTTGAGACGCATCAACATGTGAATGGTTTTCGCAGGTCATGATTTTTTAGAAGAATTAACAACATCTGCACCTAAGATTTTAATCGGAGTTTCTACACGAATTGTCTGGAAACCACCCCCTGTATTCATTAAGGCCAACATCTCCTTTTTACTTAGAGGCTTATCATCGCCACTAGCGTCATAAGTTCCATCACCTTTCTTCTTAGCACTCTTATCCAGGCCAAAACTTGCAAGCGAAGAAGCCAGGAGCGACGCCGGAAAAGTTATATCCTGCTTTTCCCCTGACGTCAACCCAGGAATCTCTGGCAAATAATTTAAGGTCACTAGTGCCCCGGACCAAGCAACTACTACCAGTCTCACTAGGACTGAGATGTACTCAAACTGTTCGTCTTTATCGTCTACCTTCTCCTTGATCTTTTGAAAAATGCTCTTCTTCTCTTCCGCTTTTGGAGCTTCCTTATCTGCCGTAGTAGCCATTTCATTTTTCTAATCTACATTAATAGTAGACGTTTTAAGTTGGGTAGTACGCAGGGACTAATGTACCTCTATCGTCATCGTCGTCATCGTCGTCCTTGAAAGGTAATTCACCCAGCATAAGAATGCTAACGATGAATACAGATATAACAGGTAGAAATGGAAATAGAAAAGCTAATTGAAGTGTTGACGGGTCAGCTAGTTCGTTCATGAAGTTTGTTTTGTGCTTTGAGAGCTTTTTTAAGGATCTTGCGTGCTTGGTCACGAGTCACGCACTTCTCCGCCTTTTTATTAAGACGTAAAAGTTTTTGATGTTGTTTCTTAATGTTAGGCTTTTCTGTTTTCGTACTGATTCGCATTAACCAAACCTCCTGCACCATAAAGTCCTAATAAGGCTCCTAACGTACCACCTCCATATAAAGCAGCTTTTCTATAACGACCCATTACTGGAGGTCTCATTTGCTTAGCCTTATCTAGAGCCTGAGCTATATCATCAGCTTTAGCCATTGTTACAGATGGATCCGCAACTCCAGGAGCATTAGCAATGCTTCTCTTCATTAATTCAGCTTCCTGTTCAGGAGTCATTGCTCTTCGCTGAGCATAAATTTGAGCCTCTTCAGCTTGTGAAGCCTGCTGAACTTCTGCTAAAGCTGCAAGTTGTTCAGGGCTTAACTTGTAAACACTATCTGGTGCTGCTCCAAGATCTCCTTGTAACTCTTTAATAACCGAATTGTAGACTTCACCTTGCAAAGTTTGTGGACTTATGTTTCTTTCTTTTAATCTTTCTTTTCTAAGACCTTCTTGCATTCGATATGATTCACTTCTATCTCTTGTCCTACCTGGATTCACATAATCTTCGTCAGGAGGAGTAGCAGTAGGAGTTACGTTTGTTGACTCAGGAGCATTCAAAGTAGAAGCTGGTGGCTTATTGACTAAAGCGTCAGCATCATATCCTTGCTGAGTTAACCTTTGTCTGATTTCTCCTTCTCCTACGTTGTCAATAGCTGCTTGAACAAAGGCTTCTTCTCCTTGAGTAGAGAGCAACACATTTCGAACAACACTTTTAGCCGCTCCATCACCTGCTTTAGCGAGGATAACAATATCATTAAAAGCTCTTTTAGCAGCTTCGTCTCCTGCTATTAATCCAACTTTCAGCAAGCCTAAAGAACCAGCTAGCCCTTTACGACCAGACATTGCCCAGTCGTCGGCAGCTTTTAATACTCGATCAATACCGCTGTTCGGATCCATTAGTAGTTATTGTATTGATATCCTGGAGCCACATTAGGGAGCATGATCTCAGGCAAGGGTGTTCTAGGAGCCATTCCTCGTGCCTCTCCCATTTGAGCACCTAATTGAGCTTCGTAAGGTATTACTGGGATTCTTTGTATTGCTGGATTCAATATTCCGTCTACTGCCTCTGCTGCGTCTAATTCGTCCTGAATAGCTTTTAATTCTGATCCTGAAGGACCGCCAAAGCCAACACCAAAGGGCTCACCACTTGCTTCTCTTGCATTCGTTAATCCTTCGGTCGTAACATTACCTTCTGGCGTTAAATTTGGATTATTATGATGAGCTAAAAGCTGAATACCTTGATCATCCTCCAAGGCTGTACCTCCCAATATACCTTCTACATCCTCTGCAAAAGCATTAGGATCACCAGTAAGTTTGCTTGACAACCAAGCCGCTAAAGCCCGTTGATCTTCCTCCGTATTACCGAAGCCTCCTGCAGCTAATCTCAAGGGTCTAACAGATTACGTTCATTCCCTATTGTAGTAGGTATTATGACATCACTCGTCTACTATCGAGGTACAAACAGATTATCAGTAAAGTAATATCCTTTCTTATCTTTCAGGCTATCTGGTGTTTGATACACAGTATCCAAAGGTAAATAATTAAACCAACCAGTTGCAATATATTTTGTTTCAGTAGGACTAACGATTCCACGATGTGTATAAGTCCAATCCACAGGCCATATAACAGTCAAACCTTTTTGTGCTTTCAGTTTTAATTTTTGATGATCCCATTCCGTTCCTCCTCCGTCGTGAACATCATTTAAATAGGTCATCCATGTTAAGTGACGAGCTATAGTTGTTGCATTCATCGAAGATCTTTCTGTATGCCACCTAAAAAATGCTTCGTTAGGTTTGTACTTTTGAATATTAAATACTTCATATAACGCATTTCCCCATGCCTGATGAGCTAATTCGCAATTAGGAAATTTTTTACAATAATCGTCTAAAACTTTATTTAATTCTGTATTAAACTTTTTAATTCTTTCATCCTTCATTAAATATGGCACTCCTAAATCAGTAGATTTTTTACCTTTTTCATCTAGTTGATTGTTATTAGAACCAGCCAATCTCCCTTCTCTTTTTAAACAAATCCAATATCTTCCATCCTCGTGAGGAATATTGTGCGTACCCATAGGGGTTTCTTCAAAATATTCAATCAATCCATCGCAAATATCTGGATCTATTTTTCTCCCATACAAAAATTCATGGTGAGTAAATTCCATATAAAAACCGCCCATACTTAGTACAGTATGAACGGTTTTCAGTGAAAATCTATTAACTAATTAACAGTTACATAGATTAGGATGTTCTCCAGTAGCACAATAATCCTCATGGAAAGACGTATTTTCACAAGTACGTTCTTCAGGTACACCTGGTCCCATGGTAAATCCTTTCGGTAAGGAGATGCCACCATGATTAGTACATCCCACTAGCAATACCGCAAGCAGTAGTTTAGAAGCTGTACTTAACACCTAGCTTTCCACCAGAACCAAAGTTTTCTTCTTCTTCGCCTGTGAGGAAAGATACTTCACCGTAGATATCTGTAGAGTCAGATACTGCAATACTTCCACCAGCTTTTCCTGAAAGACGAGTTTCAGTGTCTGCATCTTTAACAGCTACGAATGCTGGACCACCTTGTACGTAGTAAGAAACCTTACCAGTATCATTAGCACCTGCATAACCTATATGAAGGTCTGTTGTAGCGTTTGTATATTTTTTATCTGTCCAACTTGCGTTAGTTTCAGCGTTAATATAAGGACCAGCAAGGGTAGCAGGAGCAGCAATTAAAGTTAAAGCAGCAGCGCTATAAAAAGTCTTTAGCACGAAATAAGTTTTTGTAATAACATTTCTTATTTTATATATAAAATGTAATGTTTTAAGACCCTTGTGCCAGTACGTTAGCCTTATGTCGTCTTTTCCTTGTCATAAAAATCCTTCATTACTGATTTCATTTCTGCAGGTAAAGGGTAGTGTCTTAGTAAAGTTCTTGCTTCTCTCCTAACCTCTAAAGGAATTCTTGGTGTTTCTTTAGTGGAGGTCAACCTTAAAAGATAATCTCTTGTAGAAACAACAGCATTAATTTTTTGATCTTTACTGCTAATAGGATTCCTTTCTGGAACGGGAGGATATTTCCTAAGCTTCATCGTATTCAAGACTAACAGGTCTAGCAATGTTAGATGCTTTTATTTGCTCTCTTGTTTTTTCGTCATGCCATAAATCTACTTGACGTTCTATCTCTTGCATCCCTACATGCTTCGCGTAAGTCTCGGCTAATCCTGTATACGTATTTCTTTTAGGAATAGGAGCATCATTTCTTTTATATAAATCATATAAATAACTCATAAAATCAGATCTATTCTGATTATTCCTTACCCTACGTCGAGGGTTCATGCTGTCAGCCATCTTAAGAGATCGTGTCTTTAAAGATTAGCTGAGAATTCGAAAGAAGCTAGCCTCTTCCTGCTAGAAGTCTTCCTATCAAAGCTGCAGATCTCATTTGACCTTCTTTCTCTTCATCACTCCTGCCTCTATTGTCACGGTCTATTGCTGCTTTAACTGCTGTAATTCCAGTAGGTGACTCCATTTTTGGCTTAGGTGTCTCTCCTCTCATTCCTTCATCTGTATCTTTAGTAAAAGGAACAACAGGCAGAGGTCTAACCATGTCGTCTTCTGGTGGCCTTGTCTTTCTGTATTCTTCAGCTTCTTTAGATCCTTTGATAGCACTATAAACTTGATCTCGATCCATCTTTCCTGACTTCAACTCATTAGCCCAGTAGTCAAAGCCTTCAGTATCAGCGTCTCTTCCTAAGTTATTTCTGTAAGCATCAGTTAAGAAATTTTCCACAACGCCGCTATACTCGTCTGACCTACGAAGATTACCTATGACATCGTCTTTAGTAGCTCTACCACTACGAAGTTCCTCTCCCCAATATTGTTTACCTTCATCATCTACCTGCCTATCTAAATTTCTTAGGTATGCATTGTTCAGAAAAGTGTCAACTTCGTCCATAGCTGGAGGTTTTTGTCCGGGAAAACCTGGTCGACCGGGATCCTTGGGACGAGGCAAACCAGGCTCATAGTCAGGCATTGGATCTCCAGGGCCGTATTGATCTTTTCCCCTACGTCTACCTGGCAGTCTTTCATCAGGTCTACCTGGCATTCTCTCCTCTTTTGGAACCCCGTCAGGGAAATAAGGTAATCCGTATATCGGGCCGTCTATTTTTGTACCAATTACTGACATCTTTAGTTATAAGGTCTATTAATCTTTAATTTAGCATGAATTCTTTTCCTAGAAATTCATGAAAAGGACACTTCAACCTAGGGACATAGTTAATGTTTACAACATATCTCGCTTTCTCATTACTAGTCGTTGTCCCTGCATGTTTCACTGAATTAGGAAAATAAACTAACCGATTAGCAACGCTTTCAACTTTATCTCCTGGTTTTCCATCCTTGTCTAAAAATCGTGTATAGCCATCGCAAGTATTAAGGTAAAAACAAGCATTCATCATATGATCAAATTCACCTGTTTCACTGACTCTATCTTGGTGGTAACCTAATTCAACAACTTCAGAACTATTGAAAGTTACGTTAACTTTTAATCGAATTAAAGATAAAGGATTAAGGTATTGAACTAAGGCATTCATAAAAGGCTGATACAACTGCGTGCGAGCTATAAATATGTCATTTGGATTTCCAAAATAAATAGTCTGCAAGGAGTCAGCTAATAATATGACGTTTCCTTGTATATTGTTTAAATCTCTTGCAGGTTGGTAATGTTTGAATCCTTTAGCTGTTTTATTAACATATAAGTCAGGACTAGCAGTCTTCGTTCCTATCGTCCACTCAGGAACGTTTGACATCATAAATTCTTGAAATTCTACAAAAGTATTGTGTGGAACTGCGTTGTCGATGACGGCATATTTTTGATCCTTGTTATAGAAAACCTGTTGTTCTGACATGAGTTTTCTACAAACTTAGCAAACGAATTGCTAATTTACCCGTAATTTGGGTTATCTAAAAAATATTTATCCTTGAGTTTCTTGATAGTTGCGTCACCAATTAGACCCTTTGTTTTTAGGTCTGCAATAGTATCCTTGAATTCATTATCTGCAATGTTGGTTGCAAGCCAAATATCACCAAGAGTCCACTCTTCTTCGAGAGTATCCACCAAATCATCATTGCCTATTTTTGTTCTCCATACCTTTCTTTCATCCTTAGTCATTGCAAGCATGAACTCTGTTTTGCAGACTCTTTGATCTGCTGGGGATATTTTGCCACCTGTACTTCCAGGTACTGTAGGCGGAGTATATTCTCTAGCAGGAGGTGCTTCGAACGTGTTATCGCCTGTCTTCTTCCAAGAGGTTTCTACCTCATCGGGAACGGTAACGAAATGCTTCGCTACGTCAGGATGATACAACTTCGTTGGATCTGAGTGGCATACGTCTGTAACGACGTCGTTATCAACAATTGCGTAAGTAGCCATTTTAAATCATTAATTATTTGTATTTTAATTTATATTATCTACGTGACAGCATAGGTCACGACAACCATGCCAGATCCTCCGATTCCTATTCCAGATCGCATGTTAATTTCACCATCCCATCCAGTAGAACCAGAGCCACCTCCTGCTCCACCACTTCCGGGTATGTTGTATTGGTTTGCACCGCCTCCACCACCTAAGACGCCACCAAAGCCTGCACATCCTTCTCCATTGTTATTAGATTGGTAGGAAGCAGTAGCACCACCACCTGCTCCTGGTCCTCCATTCCCCGCTGCACAATGTGATCTTGCACTACTCCATGTTGTCTGAGTACCGCCGCCTCCGCCTCCACCGCCGAGAATGATTCCGTTAGGATCCCAGATAGCACCTCCTTTTCCATTTTCTCCGGGCATGTGATTAGGTCTAGCATTGTCATTACTGGTGTAACCACGAATAGTACCACCTCTTCCCCCTGCTCCGAATATTCCTGCTCCGCCGTGTCCTCCAGATCTTCTTTGCTCGTCTCCCCACCTATCCGCACTTCCCCATCCTGCAGTTCCAGCTCCGCCTGGTCCTCCAGACCAGTTATCCGTGCATACAGCTCCTGGGAAATAAATAGAACCACCACTACCTGATTGATAGCTGGAATATCCACTGCCTCCCTGTCCACCATCTCCATGACCTAGTGAGGTTTGAGGTGCAGGGGCACCACCACCGCCACCACCTGATCCACTACCAGGGTTGCATGAGTGAGAGTAACCACCTTGACCGCCTCTTCTGTTTATGTCTCCACCTACTCCTATACCACCTTGTCCATACCCACTGTATTGGGCTTGCTGTGGGTTACTGTTTTCTCCTGTTGAATTTGGGTTTCCTGATGGGTTGTTAGGATTTGCTCCGTCGTTGCCGCCGTTAGCAGAACAATGGCTACCAAAAGAAGATGCAGAACCTCTACTACTACTGGTTGCTGCTCCAGGCATTCCAACAGTAATTGTCTCTGTAGACCCAACTGAAGATACAGCTATTTCTTTGTAGGAATAACCACCACCACCGCCACCATAGCTTTGGCTATTGCATCCAGAATTACCACCAGGACCCCAGACATAAACTCTAATTGGTACGTCAGCATTTATGTTGGTAGGTTTTGTCCAAGTGTGTTGTGCATTGTTGCCTGTGGAGCTGTTCCAACTACTCCAACTTGGTTGAGCTACATTGCCTTGTGGATCTGGACCTACATAAATATCAATCTTATTACGTGGTCCTGTAATAGTTCCAGTTGTACTACCACCACCAGAGGTTAAGAGAATAGAGGAGGTCTGTGTCATGATGGTAACTTATGAAGGTTGTCAATTTTTGTTTTAGAAGCAGTACTAATAATTGATTTGGTCACCAACAAATCAAGATCTGCTTGTACTTCAGTATCGGCTATTTTTTGAGGTCCATAGTTAAACATATCGTCAAAATCTTCAAGATCATCATCTGTTTTGATAATCTCTCTATATTTTTTCCTTTCGGCTGCTGTTAAACAACTCATGAAGTTCTGTTTAGTCATTTGCCTGATGTCAGGCTGTACCGACGGATCTGGTTTAACAGGAGCCGCGTAGGTATTATCTGAAGGATTTTTAACGTCTCCAACCTTCACAGTTGCCGGTACTGAGACGCATAGTTTTAAAATGTCAGGATGAACTTTACCTGTAGGCTTTGAGTCCCACACATTAAGAACATTATTCTCTGCCATTAATGCCCATTTAGCCATTAGTCATACCTCCTTAAGTGACTTTGTATTGAATAAAGATGAGACCATCGCCACCTCGCTGAGATCCCCACCAATTGTTGTAACTTTGCGAAGCTTGGTTGTACCCAGTCCTACCGTCGTAACCATTAGAACCAGCACCTCCAGCATTTCCTCCTGATCCGCCAGTGCAATATTGACCGCCGCCACCGCCGCCGCCTAGAACTCCTCCATGTCCTCCTATCCACCAAGCCACGTCGTTGGAGCTTTCATAAGAATGGCAACCACCACCACCTGCTCCTGGGCCTCCATTTCCTCCATGGCTTCCTGCTCTTTCAGAGGATTGTTTAGTACAACAACCGCCTCCGCCGCCTCCTCCACCTAAGAAGATGTGATTAGCTCCCCATATAGCTGTTCCATGACCATCAGTAGCAGGACAACAGAATGTCCAAGCGTTACTGTAAGTATTTGCAGTAGCACCACGACCTCCTGCACCATTTAGCCCCGCACCTCCCTGTCCTGCATTAGACCTGTAGGTAGTAGCTCCCCATCTATTAGAAGAGCCTTGGCTAGCTGTTCCAGCTCCGCCGCATCCCGTATAGCTACTATTTGGTCTTGTTCCTGGGAAGTTAATAGAAGCTCCACTACCTCCTGAGTAGCTATCGTAATTTCCTCCTCTATATCCATCTTTATGTCCTTGTGGATGTGGTGCTGATCCACCTCCACCTCCACCACCTGATCCTGGGCTATTACCTCCTACTCCACCTTGACCTCCTCGTCTATTAATATCTCCACCTACTCCTATACCACCTTGTCCATATCCACTATTTATACTTTGTTGAGGATTACTATTTTCTCCTGTTGAATTTGGGTTCCCAGAAGGGGTGCTAGCATAGTGTCCATCGTTACCTGCATTGGCGGAACAATGACCACCGAAGGAAGTAACTCCTCCTCTGGAATCATGAGCACCGTTAGAAGCTTCTCCTATAGTTACTGCGACTGTATCGCCAGCAGATAAACTAGTGACTTCCTTGATTGATAGTCCACCACCACCTCCTCCGTAGGAGTTCCCTTGAGAATCGTCTATACCAGAATTACCACCAGCTCCCCAACAGTAAATCTTTAATGCAATACTGCTATCAAAGTTGGTTGGAACCGTCCACGTATAGCTACCATATGAGTTCCACATTTCAGTAGTGTTTCTCGCACCGTCAGTGAAACCACCTCCACTACCACCGCCTACTAAGCTCGATAAAGTTGCCATTTAAGTTACCCTCCAGCCTTGAGCAGCGTTGTAATAAGTAAGTCTAAATCCAATGTTTTTAGTATCAACAACTAAGTCTTCCGCAGCACCCATAATGTTGAGTCCGTTTCTTGCAAGAGTTACATTGTTGTCTTTTAGATGGCCTGTTGCATCTGCAAAATCAATGTAATCATCCTCGACCGCAGATCCCGGAAGAGTGATAGTGAATGCACCTCCAGATGCATCTAGTAGTAATGCATCACCAGCAACGGCATTGTAAGCAGAAGTTTTAGCAGTCCAATCTGCTTCAGCTCCTGCTATGCCGTCAAAAGAAAGTTTTCTACCCATGGTTATACCTCCTGTAGTGCATCTTCTATTTAAGTCTCGATGCCGTAAGCAGAGAAGGAAACATTTCCTGCACCACTTCCAACCATGATTCGAGCAGTATTTTCTAAGGTAATACCAGTTCTTTCCATTGCGGAATTGCCTGACAATGAATAGTCATACTCAACGTAATGCTTGGCATCTATTGCCCCAGAAGTTGCTGACGTCGCTGAATCAACAACTGCAATACGAATTGTGTCTGGTGTAGCAGCTTGATTACACGCCGATAAAATTACGGTTGTAGTTGCTGTGGCACCAAATAATTTGTAGGTATTAGTCAGATCCGGTGCACCACCAGCCGGTTTTAGACTCCCCTTAATTCCCGAGGCCATACGATCTCTATAAAAACAGGTGGGCAGGTTAACTGCCTCGTCACTTTAGTATAGAGGCTATTTGATCTTAATGTCTCTTGATATGAGACGTTATGGTCCTATACCGAAGTCTCCGTTCAACTCCACTCTTTTTCGTAAGTTACTCATAGTCGTTCTTGCTTTCTTCATCGCACGAGTATTAGCCTTGTCTGTTCTCATATCTGTTATTTCTAACTTCTTCTTTTCTGCTTGTTTTGCTTTTTTGAATAAAGGCATTAATTCATTGCACCGTAGAAGAATGATTGAGCCAAGAAAGTTGAACTTGTCGTGAACTGTCCTGAAATAATCAACTGCCAATTTGCTACTTCAGTACCTGCTGTAGGTGTAGCACCGTTAGATAAATGATCATTAATATTCATGTATAAATTCAAGTTTGGTGCAGAACCTGTTGTCACCAAATCGTTTTTAAAGTATTGAGTTGCATCAGCATACCCACCACGATAATACTGACCACTAGCAAATCTAACCCAGTAGTTATTACCAGTGAAGTCTGTTAAGAAACTAGCTCCTGCTGTGTGATTAGTTTGACATCTATAAGTTTGTCCAAGATGAATAACAACATCATCTGCTTTATAGACAGTCGTAGTAGCCCAATTACCTCTTTGATTTAAGGCTTGGATATATAGATCCCAGTAAGTAGCATTAGGAGGCTCGTTACCAGTTGAAGCAGCCGTACAACGATAAACATTTCCACCTAGTGTTACTAGATCGTTAATTTTATAAGCAGTAGCAGCGTTATATGCGCCTCTTTCTTTGAATCCTTCAACAAATATTTCCCAATAAGTACTATCAGGGGGCTCGTTACCAGTGCTTCTAGTTTTGCAACGATAAGTGTTTCCACTTAGGTTTACCAGATCGTTGAATTCATATTGTGTTCCTGCCGCGTAAGCTCCTTTTTCCTTAAAACCTTCAACAAATATTGTCCAATAAGAAGCATTAGGAGGAATATTTCCTGTTGAGTCTGCAGTACAAACATATAAACATCCACTAAGAGTAACGACGTCGTTAACTTCGTAAGCTGTTGCGTTATTGTAAGCACCTACAAGATTGAAACCAGCAGCAAATACATTCCAGTAAGTTGCATTAGGAGGGTTCTGACCTGTATGAGCTTGTACACAGATATAGTTAACACCGTTTTGTAGTGCTATATCGTTGAGTTTATAAGCAGTTGAGTTACTCCAGTTACCTGTGTAATTAAAACCTGGGGTAAATGTTGTCCAGTAAGAAGCGTTGGGAGGTTCTTGGTTGGTATTGTTCGCTGTAGCTATATAGTTAATACCATTAAGCATCGCGACGTCATTGACTTTATATGCCGTCGAGTTATCCCAAGCCCCTTTATATTTGAATCCTTCTAAGAATAAAGCCCAATACGTTGCGTTAGGAGGAGTATTGCCAACTGTTGTTTGTTTAGCACGATATATCAGTCCACTAACTCGAACTAAATCATTTTTTTGATAGGTAACCGCATTGTCATAATCGCCAAGGTCTGATAGACCATCGACCATATTTGACCAATAAGTTGTATTAGAAGGTGCATTACCTGCTCCAGCAATTCTGCTGATATAAACGTAAGAGTTACCACCGTAGGAAACTACGTCATTTATCTCATAATTAGTGGCTGGATTGTAGACTCCTCTATACAAAAAGCGGAGTTTACCAAGATCAATAATGGTGCTCATACGATTTCAACTTGTAAATGTCCTGGGTAAACGCCAGCGGTTGTAGGCCAACTAAAATTCAGAAGCTTGTTTGACCAAACAACTTGGGTATAGTCGTCATTACTTATTATATTATCGTCTGGAAGCTTAACGAAGTCTGAGTCGCCGTCATGACGAACGACATCAAAAGCTCCAGTTGCTGGATCAAATTTGAACCCATAGGCAATTTTGCCTGTCGGTTCTGGAAATTCAATAATTCCCGGTGTTTCGACTTCTTTTAGAAGCTCAATAGAATCAAGGCTCATTAGTTCACATCCTCATAAACAGATAACCAACAACTAAAGGTTGTAGTAGCTCCGTCATCTACTGTTGGAGCATTTGCTTTGACAGTGTCATAGCTTGAGGCTTCGCCAACTAAAACAATCTTCTGACCGCTATCCATCAATTGTACAGTTTCACCTGCAGGTACTCTTTGGGACTTAGCTAAATAATGCTTAGTCGTTCCTCCTGCTTTTTGAATCCATATGTCACAAGGCAGATCAAATTTACTGTTATTAGAAACAGATACTCCTGTTACTACACTTGTTTTGTTAGCAGGAGCTGGATAAATACTTACCTCGTCACTAGTTGGGTAGTTGGCATGCCCAAAAGGTAAGCTAAATTTTTTAAAATCTGCCATTAACCGTAAGCGAGGATATCGTTAACAGAGCCGCCTCCTCCTCCTCCTCCACCGCCACTGCTGACGGTGACCCACGAATTAAGAGAGCCTGCTATATACATACTAAAGCTTCCTGCGGTTGAGTTATACCACCAATCACCTTGTATCATCCCAGACGTTGGAGCAACAGCAGCATTGAATGTTTTCTGTCCTACTTCTGCCCATGCACTGCCTGTGTACATTTTCAATCTGGTGACTGTTGTGTCCCACCAAAATTCACCTGCTAAGGCAGAGCTAGGAGCACTAGCTGAAATGTAAGTTTGAGATTCTGCTAATTCCCACGTAGAAGATGATCCAACGTAAATTTTTAGCTGATCTGTCGTTGTGTCAAACCAAAGTAATCCGTTAGTAGGACTCGATGGTGCTGACCCCGAAACTACAGCAGTAGATAAATCTTCTGTTGGTTCAGTCCATGCCCCACCTTTGTAAATTTTTAAAATATCTCCGTTTGTATCTAACCAAATGTCGCCACTTTCTGGATTAGAAGGAGCAGTCGATGAGACTGTACTTTTACCTACACCGTTTAGTCGATCAGAACTAGTTAACTCTTGAGGATAACCATCTACATAGACAATAGGATTCCGAATTGCCATCAGCTCAATAACACAGGTGTACTAATCTTGATGTCTATTTTATCGTTGCTAACTCCCTCTCCTACTGCAACACTAAAAGATCCTGCAGTGGTGGCTGGTGTTGCAGAAATAACTCCTGGTGAACCAGTCAAAAAATACTGAGTCGTTGCAGCGTAACCACCTGTATTTTCTAGCATCCCTCTAGTGACCACATCTACTAAAGCCTCTGCTACTGCATCTTCTTTAGCAAAACCAAGGACAGTCGCTTTTTCTCTAGTGTCGTCAGCGTCTGCCTTGTAAACCTTTCCGTCACTTTGGATATACAACGCATCTCCTTTCGATACGTCTTCACCTACCGTGAGTTCTACGGAAAGAGAAGATCCACTACCTCCACTTCCTATAGCTGTTTGCAGTGTTACTAAAGCGGCAATGATTCCGCCTGTATTCTTTGGATACTCTTGCGTCAATGTTCCTCCCGCTGCGACGATGCAGGCTTGTATGGCAGAAATAATTCCACCAGTGTTTTCAGGATAAGCTGCCATGTTTTAATTTTACTTGATAATGACAGGAGCATCGGCAGACCCTCCGACAACGGATTGCACCATAGGGTATTCAATCCCTCCTTGATTAACTACTGATTCAAAAGCTTGTGTTGCACTATTGAAAATACGTAAGCTTTGAGAACCTCTTTTTAACCACCAATCGTTTTGTCTACACCAAGATACCAAAGGTTGTTCAGCATCATTCCATAGCATAGGTAAAGATGAAGGACGAATATTATCTCTCACGTCTCCACCTGGGAAAAGTTCTAATCCTACTACTTCCGCTAAAGATAAAATATAGCGGTCATAATTAATTCGATTGCGAGCATTGTATTCTCTGTATACTTCATTATCAAAATCTCTTTCTAGTTGATCTGAAAAAACTTTATTTTCATCATCATTGATGGGATAATCATTGGGTTCATACCAAGGAATACCACACTCCCACCTCATGGCATGCATATGCTTGCATTCTCGACGTTGGTCAATACGTCTAGGTAAACTTCTCCATTGCCTGTAATAACCTGCTCCTTCTTTCTCCCAAGCAGAAAAAACACTTCTACTAGCGTTAGGCAATGGAAAACTATCTAGCCCTCCATTTTCTTTAGGAAACTCTAAGTTTGCTAATGCTCCTCCTAGGTGATCAGGGCAGCAACAAAATAACTTATGGGCAGAACATAAATGCTTGCCACTACTTGTATCCCATACATTGGGATTAGCAGGGTCATAATCTAATTTTTTCCAATACGTTGTATTATTAACCCTAACTCTTCCTTGAGCTTTCGATAAATCAAAAGTTAACGTCATTGCACTGCTACTTGCAGCCGTTAAAGTCAAGGCAACGCTACCTACTGGGTTTTCTATAACGTCAGCAGGGTAATTAGGACCGCTTGCTGTATCTTCAAATTGATCTCCAATAAAAACATTAAAAATACCAACTTGAGCTGCAGTCAGGACACCACTAACGTCATAGACCAATGTGTGGTTTGCTGGATCAGGATCAGAAGTAAAGGTAGATATTGCAGAAGCACTTAACGGTTGAGGAAGGATAACACTTCCACGAGTTCTGAGTCCAACATACCAAGTTCTTTCTGGACTTGATTTGCTCGGAAACATGGTAACTATATCTTTAGAAACTCCACTAACTGCTCCTGTGGAAAAGCGAGTATTACTATATAAGGCTTTATCATCCCAAGATCTACCTGTTCCAAAGAAATATGCCTGTCCTAATTGCCAACGTTTGTAATCTGTTGTTCTGTTGTAATTTTCTAAAACAGTAGGAAAAGTAATACTTCCATATTGACCTGCACCAGTTTGTTTGTTGGGATATAAACCTCTCGCTCTAGGTGCTAATCCTCGGGTAATAGGCTGCAAGCCAAAACCTTTACTGATAGATCCTAGTCCGTTAGCCATCTATCTTTAGTAATACGTTGCGTTATCTCCTCTATTAAATCGATTTCTGTTATCAAAATATGTAGATCCAGATGAAGCACCTTTCTTCATTCCACGACGAGCAAAAGGTCGATCATCAATCGTAATAGGACCTTCTGTGACTTGTCCATAATCTCTATTGTTGCCGTATGCTCCTGCTCCAGACTTGAGATCCCTTGAACCAATACTTGCTTGGTTTCCAGAAACAGTGCTACCTCTTCTTAATTGACCAGTTTCATCTGCTCTTTGTGCATCTATATAAGAATCAGCTTCACGACGTGCATCTTCATAGTCTGCTTTTAGTTGACCATATCTACTAGTTAATTCTCCAAAACGAACCCTATCTTCTTCTAAATCATCATTTAATTTTGCTTGATCGTTTAAAGAAGTTTGATACAGATCCTCGTATTCTTTAGTTTTTTGGTTTAAATAAGAAGTTTGAGTGTTAGCACTGTCACTGTCTCCCATCCATGTTCCTTCATCACCGTCATCTTTGAATGTCGTGTCACTGACATATCCAGAATCAAGAGTGCAATTAGGTGGAGTACCTGAATAACCCGCTGGACAAGTATCATCTACGGTCGTATCGTCATCTACTGTTGTATCGTCATCATCAGTTGTATCGTCATCATCATCCACTACTACAGTAGTGTCATCATCATCATCATCATCATCCACTACTACAGGTTGACAGTTCGGTGGTGTACCAACTTCTCCGTCAGGGCATTCAGTCGCAGTGGGTGTCTCACAGCTTGAGCCCGTCCATGTTTTGTCAGGATCCTGATTGCATGCATACTCTTGAGAGAGTTTGATATTAGCTAAAACTTCTCCACGACTAGCCTTAACTCCTCCTCTTCCTTCTGTAGTACCAGCTAAATCACCTAGCCAATAATCTAAACCTTCTTGACCAATCTCTCTGTCTAAAATATCTGGGTTGCTATAAAGACTTCTTAGCCACGCTTCATCTGCGGAAACCGTGCTTGTCGTTCCGTCAGCTAATGTAATTGTTTTATCACCAGTTTTTTCATCTGAACGATTAAAGTGATCGACAATATCATCTCTAGAAGTTTTACCGTCTAAAATTTCTTGTTTCCAATAATCAAATCCTGCTTGATCATATACATCATTGCCACTATCAGCAGCATTTCTAGCAAAAACCTGTTCGTAAGAATCTGATAAAAAAGTGTCTAAATCTGTATCTACCCCGAAGTTAGATTGAGCTTTAGCTGTGCCTTCTATTATCTTCTTAGTCTCTTCTATACCCTTGGTTGCCGCTTCTCCTTCCCAGTAGGTTTTAGCATCATTGTCAAGTAATCCAGCATTTATATTGTTTGCTGTGTAAAAATCTTGGAGCCAATCTGAATTAGAGCTTCCTCCTCCTGAAGAGCTTCCTCCTCCTGAAGAGCT